GCCATGAAGAATGCCTCCAGCATCTCCTCAAGGCTTGACAGGGCCATCTCCAGGTGCAACAGGCTCCAGGAAGGACCTTGTGGCAGCACTCTGTGCACCCTGAGCCAGCATTTTGCAGGGGGGGGGGTGGTACACTGGCACCCCCTGGAACAGAAAAGGCCCACAGGGGCCACTATTAGAGAATGTAGTCGGGGAGGCTACAAAAAGGGCCCCAGGGGAGCAATCCCCTGGGGTTCTTCCTATCCCCTCCTGATGTGCTTCAGTTTGGTCCCCAGCCACTTCTCCAGTGCACTGGCCTCTGCATCACTCAGGGGAGGGGCCCCACACCATCCAAGGTGCCACTGGAGCAGCAGTGGGACATTCTCCAGGCTCCCTTCCACAAGTGGGGCACAGACAGGGTTGTCCTTCAGTTCCTGGATGATGGCCACTGCCATCTCCTGCACTGGCCCAGGCACATAGTGGATGCCACCTGTGCTGTCCACCACTGTCTTCTTTATGGCAAGTTCCTGGCCAATGTGGTCATGGACCTGGTCATTTACCATACTGAACAGGAATGACCTTGCATCCCTCATTTGCAGGCAGTGCAGGTTGGCAAGCCCAGGCACCTCCCCTGTCAGTTTGCAGTCCAGGATGCCCTGCCTGTCAGACACTGGCTCCTTCCTCATGGTGTCATCCTTCTTCATCTTTTTCAATATCCTTGATCTTCTTCTCCAGTGCCCTGACATTCTCACTGGACAGGTTGCAGCACTTCAGGCACACAGGCCCTCCATCTACAGGGGATGGGATGCACCATGTGGGCTCCTTGCACTTGATGCAGACCTTATGCACAAGGCCCAGGGCCATCAGGGTGGTTGTCTTGCATGTTATTGTGCTAGCTTCTGCCATGGTTCCTTCCTGCCTGTCATCTTCATGAAGTGGCCTGTGGTCTCACTGTCCCACTCCTCTTCACTTGTTTCGCCTGCCATCACCATACTCCTCAATTTGTCCATTGTGACAGCCCCCTCCTTCAGGGAGGCAGTGGTCACCTTCCTCCTGCATCTTTTCAGGTGGTTCTTCCAGCAGTTGTGAGTGTGCCCTCCCTTCCTGTTTGGCTTGTAGTAGATGTCACAGGTGGTCTCACCTGACTGCTCAATGGCAGGGCCTACAAGCCTGAACAGGGGAGGGGCAGGCCACCCCTCATAGGCAGGATGCACAATGGTGTACCATGAGAACTTATTGTCACTCATCACTTGTCCCACTGCTGCTGTGCCTTGATACATATTGGGTCACATACCCTTGATACATCCTCCTCAAGGTCTGTGAGCATCCTCCTCAGCTCTGTGCCACCATATCCCAAATAGTCAAGTTCCATCAGTCCCTGTCTTGCAAGGGAGAGGTGTGGGCACTGGCTGCCATCTGGTCCTGGCACAGTGGTCTTCTGGAGCTGCACTATGATGGCCCTGGCACAGTCCCCTGCAACTATGTCCTGCATGCCTTCTATGGTCTCTTCAACCTTCTGGAGTTTTTCCTTGTCTAGTTGCATTATTCCCTCCAGTTCCCCTGCACAGGGAACAGCATGCCTGCCACTGCATAGGCCCTCATGTTCTTGTCCACAACAGATGTGGCCTTCTCCCACACAGCCCTGAACATGTTCACCAGTTCATCCTTGAGGATTCCCTTGGCATCAAGTGACTGCTTCAGGTTTATCAGGCTGAACTCCTTCTGGGCAGTGAACACCCTCTTCTCATAGTGGGTGCTGGTGCCACCATTGACAGCCTTGTCCAGGCCAGTCCTCTCTGTCCTGTCCACATGTTTCACATCACATGCAACCTTGGCCTCCACAGAGACCACCATGCTGTACCCATGGAACATCCACCTGCACTCTGTGCCCCTACCATGCATGATGGAGTAGGCATCAACCAGGAACCCTTCCAGCACCTTCCTGTATTCCAGGACCCACAGGCAGTCCTTGCATGCCTGGTAGTATCCAGCCTTCCTGGATTCCCCACAGATGGGGCACTTGTGAAGCCTGTCCTTGTAGCCCTTCCTGGGCCTCTTCCATGCCCAGTGGAGGTGTGGGTATGCCTTCTTGTACTTTTTCTTGTCTGCCCTTGTGGGCTTTATATATCTTTTTGCCATCTTGTCCTCATCATTGCTTTGCCTAGCATCTCACCAAGTCCATGGTGGACCATTATGGTCTCATGCAGCCTTGGGTGGTGCTCCCTTGCATACAGCACATTCCTCATGTCCCCATGTGCAATTGGGACAGGGCAGAACATACAGCCAGTCCTGCTGAGCCCTGCCCTGTACATTGGTGACAGTTCAATCCTGTTGTCCTTGATGTACTGCATGACATCCTCACCTGCCCAGAGTGCCAGTGGTGTGCTCTTGTGCCTGCCACCATGGATGGAGTTGCAGCCACCCCTCATCCACCCCACAGCCCTCCTGAAGGATTCCTCTGCCCTTGTGCCAATGAATGGACTCCTCCCTGTCTCTCTCTCATAGTTTTTCAGGGGTCTCTCCTTCATCAGTTCACAGCACACAGGGCTGATCTTGACACCACACCCCAGCAGGTAGGCCCACTTCCTGAACCTGGCCCTGTACCTGCTCTGCTTCCCTTCTGTGTCCAGCCCAAGGAGGCCATTGACAGCATACCTGCAGCCATTCTGTGCATCCCTGATGTACATGGCCACCTCCTTGCTGGGGAAGACTATGCCATCCTCCCTGATTATCCTGGGGAAGTGCTTGACTGGGTACACCTCTGTGACATTGCTGAACTGCCTCACAAACTTCACCTGCTCTGGGAACTCAATGCCTGTGTTGGCAAACACTGCAGGCACACCAGGATACAAGGACCTCACAAGGTGCAGGAGCACAGTGGAGTCCTTGCCACCACTGAATGAGACATACACACCATCCTCACCCTCATGCTCCACAAACTCATGGACCACATCTATTGCATGCTGCAGTTTCCAGGCATAGGGCATGTGCTGGAGTCTCCTCAGTTCTGAGGCAGGCTCCTTCTTCAGTTCTGCAATGATGTCACTGTCATCCATGATCTACTCCACTTATACATAGGAAGTGGCAGGGCCATGCCTGTCACTTCACCCATGTCTCCACAAGCACCTTGTCACCTGTGTTGCACATCCTGCTCATGCCTCCTCCTTCTTACTGTCCAACACTTTGGCACTGCATCTCTTGTTCATGAGGTACTTCTTGTTTGCCCTGTAGAATATGTCCTTGTGGGTGGCATAGTAGTGCCTCTGTGCTGCCCTCTTCTCCTCAATGGGGGCCTCACCCCATCTCAGGTTGGAGACTGCATTGTTGGCAGGGTCATTGTCAAGGTGGTGCACCCTGGAAAATCCCCCAGGATTGGGGAGGAATGCCCCTGCAACAATCCTGGCAGCAGAGACCTTCACCCTACCCCTGTCTGTGGTGATGGTGATGGTCCCATCCTTCCGGACCTTCAGGACATGGTACATTGGCAGTGCCCTTGCATTGTGGACAGCCTTGAAAATCATCCCATCCTGTGTCACCCAGAGCCCAGGATTGGCAGGGACAGCACCTGGGGGCAGTGTGCCTGTGAATCTGTGTGTCATGCCCCCTCCTTCACCAGCCTGTAGGAGGCATACCTCTTGCCATTCCTCTCGTCATGGATGATGTCTGTCCTGATGTTCATCCCCTGCTTCTTGAGGTCTGCAATCCTGGCCCCAAGCCTGAAGCACCCATACAGGTTGAGTGCATCAATGGGTGTGATGCTCTTGCCAGATTCCAGGTATTCCCTGATGCTGTCACACTGTGTCTTCATCTGCTGCCTCCTTCATGAAGGTTCTCACCCTGCCAAATTCCTTGAGGACCAGTGTGAACATGCTGCCACCATCAGCCCTGTCTGTGTAGTAGCCCAGCAACTTGTTCTCTGTGGGGTACCTGTCATACCCAAACTTCTTGGGGTCCTTTGTGGGGTCTGTGTAAATCTTGTAGCAGTTGGTGCTGTACAGGTGCTCAATGATGAGGTCACCTTCCTTCACATCCCAGTATTCACACACCTTTGCCTTGAACTGCTCATGGGTCATACTTTCACCCCCTTCTTCTGCCACCAGTTTGTAGGAGGCATACCTCTTGCCATTCCTGGGGTCATTGATGATGTCTGTGTGGATGTGCATGCCCTGCTTCTTCAGGTCAGCTATCCTGGCACCAAGCCTGAAGCATCCATACAGGTTGAGGGCATCAATGGGTGTGATGCTCTTGCCAGATTCCAGGTGCTCCCTGATGTTGTCACACTGTGTCTTCATCTGCTGCCTCCTTGTCCTGCAGTCCTACTGTGATCTTGATGTGGTGCAGTTTCCCTGCATCATCCCTCATTGCCTTCTCTGTCCTATCCAGCCACTTCATCAGGTTCACCTCCTCTGTGATGGTCAGTGGTGGCATCCAGTAGCTGCCACCTGCATGCAGGGTCCTCCTGAGCAAGAGGATGGCATTCTCCCTGGCCTCCACCTCCACTGGTGTCCCAGAGAACATGGAGCAGACCCTGTCCACAACCTCTGCAAGGGCTCCCTCAGGGACCACCTTCATAACTGGCCCTTCCTTGGTGTCAACCCTCTCCTGTGTGTAGGCTGCAGTTGCATATCTCCTGGCATTCACATCCTTGATGATCCTCATGGTGAGGACTCCCTCAAGGCTGTCCAGTGGCATCCTGATGTCCCTGTTCACTGACAGGATGACTGTCTGCCTTCCCATCATGCCCCTTCCTTGTATCCATCTGGATACAGTTCAATGTTGATGACAGGCATGACCATCAGGAGCATCTCCACTTCCCCTGCCCCTGGCCATGCATCCAGTGTTCTCCTGTCTGCAGTGGCATCCTTCAGGCCATTGAACCAGTAGTGCCTGTAGCTGCTGTCAGGGATTCCCAGGGCCCTGTATATCTTCTCCACCCTCTGCAGGATGTCAAAGGCAAACCATGGCCTCAGGCTCATGGATGCAGGCCCATTCTTGAACTGTGCAGGGATCACACTGTCTGTGTCCGGCCAGTCACTTGCAGACATGTCCCAGCCCTCTTCCATGTGCTGCTTCCTTGCCACATCTGCTGGCAGCCAGAATGCCTCTGAGTCAATGTTCCAGGCCTGCCCAGTCAGGGCTGAGAGAGCACTGATGTGCTCGCTGTCCAGGAGCACCCTCAGGAAGATGTGCCTGTCAGTGGCCTCTGCCTGGTACTTGCCAGAGGGCAGGTGCTTCAAGTTGATGCAGTGCAGGTCATGCTTGCACTCCTCCCCTGTGCAGAGGACCAGTGCATCCAGCAGCCCCCTGGCCCAGTCAGTCTGCTCTGTGTCCACAGGGGCAGGTGCTGTCTTTGCTGGCTTCTCCACCCTTGCTGGCTTCAATGTCTTTTTGTCTGGTATATTAAAGAATCCCATGTGTGCACCTCTCCACAATGATATAGGCTGCAACAAGGGCAACTGCCCCTGCAGATGCCATGATCCTGCCCATGGCCTCCTTCACCTTCCTGTTCCTGGTCCAGCCTCCCCTGGGCCTGTATTCCCTGATGTCCATCTATGCCTCCTCCACATTGCACTGCACATTGATTGTGAGGGGCTCCCTCACCTGCATCTGGATGGCAGTGTACTTCACCCCTGGGTTCTCTCTGGACCTTGCCTCCCCTCTCCTCACATCCACCTTCCTGAAGGCCTTCTGGATGTCCTCCATGAGGCATGTGACATCATTGTCACTGGTGGATGCAGGGATGGCTGCAACAAGGACATGGGTGCCAGTCTGTTTCATTGTGAACCACTTCATGGCCACCAGTGGGATGCTGGAGTTCTTGATGATGCCCCAGGCCCTCAGTTCCATCTTGTGCTCATAGGCTGTCAGTTTCATGGTGTCACCTCCTTCAGTTGGTGGTCATACTCATTATTGCACATGGTGTGCCCCCTACATGTTGATGTATCCAACATCCCTGAAGGTGTCAAGGACAAACTGGACCTGGTAGATGTAGGACCAGCCCAGCAGGTTCCTGCTGGATGCCTTCTGGCTGGGCCCAATGTCAACATGCATGGACAGGCACCCAGGCTCCCCTTCCAGGTGGATCTTGGGCTTGCCATCTCCCCTGTCTGTCATGCCCCAGCCCAGGCTGTACCCAATGAGGTCTGCAATGAACTGGGTGATGGGCATCTCCTGGATGGCCTGTGCATCCTGGAGGTCCTGTGTGATGGTGTCAAGGATCTTGGTTGTGTTGATGTTCTGCTGTCCCATGCTAGGCTCTCCTTACCCATTGGCCTTGATGATCTTGTACAGTGCAACAGTGTGCCCCATGGCTTCCATGTAGGCATCAAGGCTCCCACTGGTCCCATTTTCTGCCAGTTCCTTCTCCAGGCTGTCGAAGAGCCTCCCAGAACGGGTGCAGCACTCAGCCAGTGCCACATTCAGGTTGGACACTGCACTTGCCCTGTCCATGCCCTCTGGGAGGGCCAGGGAGGGCTGTGGTTCCTTCTTGGGTTCATAGTCTGCAATGATGGCGTATGTGGAGCCCTTGGTGAAGTTCACCTCAAGTTTGTGCTCCATGTCAGAGACCCATCCATCCTTGAAGTTATAGATGGTGTATCCTGCATTACTGGATTTGTCAGCATTCTTGGTGAGGGTTGCATATCTTGTGATGGCCCTCATGATGTCATGGGCTTCAGACTTTGATGTGGTGTGGCAGATGATATTGCTCATGGTGGTATCCTCTTTGATGGTGTGGAGTGGTTATGCTATAAAGATACATCTTTTTCCAGGCAGTAAAACTTACATTTTGCTTACATTTTGCTTACAAATGGAAAATCCAGGAGAAAATCCCCCCCCCCCTGGATCACCCCAGAATCTCCCTCATGACCTCCTGTGCCTCCTGCCTGGTGAGGTCCCCTGGGTCCCTTAGCTTCCCATCCTTCCCAAGTCCAAAGTCTGCAGCACAGACCTCCACCTGGCACCCACAGGCACTGAGGTCCCTGGCCACCTTCCTGGCCCTCTCCTGTGCCTCTTCCTCTGGGTCAAAGAGCATGGTGACCCTTGGCCACATGGAGAGGAGGCTTACCTGCTCCCTGGTCAGGCTGGTGCCAAATGTGGCCACTGAGCCTGGGCCCAGCCTCCACTGGTCAAATACACCCTCGCACACCACAATGTGGTCCCTGGCCCTGCACATCTCAGCCCCATAGAGCAGGTGCTTGTGGTGGACCACTGCCTTCTCAACTGGGCAGCACTTGTACCTGATCTCCTGCCTGCCAGTGTAGTCCCTGCCCTGGAATGTACAGAGCCTGCCATCCAGGTCATATACTGGGATGATGATTCTGTACTTGAAGTCAATGCCCTCCCACATGCAGGAGATGCCTGTGCCCAGCAGCCCATGGTAGAAGGCCAACTCATCTGGGTCAAACCCCCTGCCCTCCAGGTACTTCCTGTGGGGCTCCTGCATGGCACCACCTGGGAGTGTAATCTCCTTTGCAGAGGCATGCACCCTGGACCTTGTGGGGCTGCTGCCTGTGGTGTACCTCTGGATGAGTTCCTCTGCTGTCTTCTGGGGTATCCCAGCAGCAAGGGAGAGGGCCCTCACAGGATGCCCTCCCTCGCACCTCCAGCAGGAGTAATGGCCCTTCTCTATGTCAAAACCACCATGGTTGCTGTGGTCATCACAGAAGGGGCACCTGATGTTGATGTGCCCAGGTGAGACATTCTTCCCTGCATCCCAGTTGGGCACCCCAAGGGAATCCAGGAGGGCCTTCCAGTCAACCATCAGAGGAGGCCCCCAGACATTGCCTGCATGGCTGTGTCCTGCCTGTCATCATGCCCTGCACTGGGCATGTCCTTCAACTGTTCAATGTATTCCTTGCTGTCCAGGCACCCAGTCTCAATGAGCAACTTCTTCTCTGCAAGTTCTGCCTCTGCAATGAACTGCCTCTGCATGTCCTTGCCTCTTTGCAGCACCTTCCTGCAGTGCTCCTTGCAGAGCCTGTGCATATGGTTCCAGATAAGGACCCATGTCCCTGCCTGCAGGCTGTTCCCATGCTTGCTGGGCTTGCCATCAATTGTGTAGTAGGTATCTGCACCCTGCTTGCAGACAAGTTCCCAGAACTTGAGCCTGTAGAAGGCATTGGACACCCTGAGGTTCCACATTGCCTCTGCATGGGCCTGCTTGACCCTGTCCATCAATGTCACCATTTGAACCTGTCCTGCAGTGCCTTCATGAGTTCATTGTGCCTCTTTTCAATGGCATTGGCATTGACATCTGTCCATCCAAGTTTTGCCAACTGGCCACCGATAATGATGAGGAACAGGTTCTCAGGTGTGAGGCCCTGCCCTGTCAGCACTGACACAACACCTGTGACCCAGCAGCCACAGCCAGAGAACAAAAGCAGAACGAATATCAGATCAATCATTTTACATCCATGTCACAGAATATGTAAGGAGGCCTGCTGCAAGCCAGTAGACAGTCATCTTCATGTCAGACTTCACAGCACTGAGCACATCCAGTACAATCAGTATGGTTGGGAATATCTTCTCCATCTGGGCCCTCATCATTCCTTGTAAAAAACAGGCCCACAGGGGAGGCCCATGAACCACTAGATACTTCTGGGCTTCTCAAGCATGCTGACCAGCTACTGCATGCCAATGCAGTGGTGTGCCTTGTTCCTTGCCCTATATGCTGTTCACTTAATGACAAGGGGCAACCTCCCCTGTGGGATTTCTTATTTCTTGTAGGTCCTTGCAGGGTCATCCTTCCTGGGGAGCACCCTGCATGTGAGCAGGACCCTGTGCAGGCAGAAGAAGATGACAAGTCCACAGATGCTGATGATGAACAGGCATGCAATGATCCATGCCACATCTGGGTCAATGGTTTCAGCATGCAGTATCTGTTCCATCATGTCCTGGCCTCCTGTAGGTGAACAGCCTGTCCTCCCCGACAAGGGAGGGGCATATTGCATATATGGGGACCCTCACAACAAGGCCCCTCTCTTCAAGTCTCTCCAGGTCCTTCCTGGCCCTCTTCTCTGTCACCCCTGCAGCCCTGGCAATGTCCCCCATGGTGCTGCAGGGATTCATGGCTATCCACTGGAGGAGCCTGCCACACCAGGACTTCAGGAACCTCTGTTCCAGTCTGGGCCTCTGCCTGAACATCTTGGGAGGGACTGGCAGTTCCTGTGGGTCTGGTGCCCTTGATGGCCTCCAGAGCCTGCCACAGGGATAGAGCCTTGGGACACCCTTGAAGGGTGAGGGCAGGGCCACCATTGCATTGAGGTCCCTGGCTGTCACCTTCACATCCCTGAAGGACTTGAGGATTCCCCTCACCCTGCTGGATGCCTTCCCCTGGAGTTCATCCTCTGTCAGTTCCCTGGTGGTGCCAAACTGGACTGCATTGCTCCTGTAGTAGTTCTTCCTGGGCCTGCCCTTCCTTGCCACAGGCACACTGTCCCTGTAGGATGAGGGCTTCTCCCTGTGTTCCAGGACATCCCCCCACTTTGCATGGGCCTGCAGAATCCTGTCAGCCCTCTTGGTGCCCTCCATGGCCAGTGGGCCATGCTCAATCCCATGCAGCCAGAACCACTGCCTGGCCTCCTTCAGGGACCAGGCACCAGGGACAACCCCAGCAGACAGCATCCTCTTCTCTGTGTCAGTTGGCTGCCTCATCCTACTCCCTGTGGTTGGGTTCCCCACCCATGCTGCCAGGCATCCAGTTGGACTTGTGGTCCAGCAGCATGTCCACAAGGGGCTGCTCAAGTTCAGCCTTGAACTTCTCTGGCTCATCAAGGAGATTCCTCAGGGTGATCCTTTTCACAGGTACCATGTCATGCCCCACTTGCCTCAGAATCTTCAACTGTGACCCTGGACTTCCTGTCCCTGCCCATGGTCACAAGGAACTGCCTGTCAGTGATGATGGATGTGTTGGCCACATCTGCAACCATGATGACCTGGATGCCCATCCTGTGGGACAGTCTGGAGAGCATGTCCCCAAGCCTCTGCCTGGCTGTCCCCCTTATGTGGGGGAATGGCTCATCCAGCAGGAGCACCCTGGCATTCCTGCTCATGGTGAGGCAGCAGACCCTGAGGGCCAGCGAGAGGACATCAACAACACCCCCTCCATTGCTCTTCATGGGGTCCAGTCTTGATCCATCCTTGTCCAGCCACATGTCCAGTTCTGTCCTGCCCCTCCTGGGGACAAATGCTGTCTTGAAAGTGTATGAGTTGGGGAACACTGCATCAAGGGAGGACTGGACAACATCCTCAATCCTCACCCTCAACTGGTCCTGTGTGTACCTGGCTGCCTTCTGCACTGCCAGGGTCAGTTCCTCAATGCTGGCCTTCCTGTCCTCCAGGGACTTCTTCCTTCTGGATGCAGCAGAGAGCCTGGAGAGGAGGGCTTCCCTCTTCCCCAGGTACATGTCTGATGCCCTTCTCAGTTCCTGTGCATTCATCTTGAGGCCTCTGCCTGCTGCAGCAGGTCCTCTGCCTCCCTTATTGCACTGTCATAGGCACTGGAGAGGTCCTTCACATCCTTCTCTGCCTCCTGCACCAGTTTCTCAACCTCTGCAGGGTCATCTGTCCCCAGTTCCTCCTTCCACTTGGACTTGATGTTCTCAATCACTCCTTCTGCCTTGGATTTCTCAGCCTTGAGGGCATCCACCCTCTTCATCATGTCTTCAACTTTTGCCATTGTATTCTATCCCCTTGTTCTCCTTGGTGGTTCAAAGCATGTCTTCTTGTAGTCACCCAGTGCCTTGATGAGGTTGTCCACAGATTCACTGTTCGGGAAATTGAGAGAGACAAACAGCCTGCAGTTCTTCCAGGACTCCTCCTCACTCTTGCTGACCTCCTCACCAATGGGGTGGCTGTTGTCCAGTTCATAGAGCACCACATGCATGCACTGCATGTTGCTGTCACCAGTCAGGCCTATTCCCACCCTGCCTGCACCAAAGTTCACATTTACCACATCACAGCCATCTTCCAGTCTGCGGGTATTCACAGCATATCCCTTCATTGTATTCCTCCTGTGTTGCTATATAGGACAGTGCATGGTCATAGGACAAGGCTGGTGCCATGCACAATGGCCCTGTATACCCCTGCAGCAGCAAGGGCATCCCCTGTGCAGTATTCCTTGATGCCTTCCATGTTCCCTTCCTTAAAGAGTTTCTGGACCATCCTACCATTGCAGTCATCCTTGGGGTCCTTCAGTCCAAGCATGTGGCATGCAGACCTGAGGGACATGGAGGCACCTCCACCAAACCTCATCAGTTCCATGGTGTCCCTGTGTGGGATGTCCCAGGGCTTCTTCCCAACCATGCAGAGGGCATCAGGCACAGTGATCTCATGTGCCAGGCACCTCTTTGCCAGGAATGGGATGTCAAACCCCTTGATGTTGTGCCCAACCAGGATGATGCTGTACTTGGTGGAGAACCTTGCAGCAATGTCATCCAGGATTCTGCCCTCTTCCCTCATTGTGGCTGCAGTGTACTCCTTGGACACCTCGGTCTCAAGTTCCTGCCCGATGAACTTCAGGACAGAGACTGCACAGACCATGCCAAATTCTGGATAGAGTGCAGCCATGGCCTCAATCTCCTGGTCTGTCTTGTCTGGGTGCTTCTCCTTTGCCCACTCAGGATACCATGTGTCCATGATTCCAGGCTGGGGCACTGTCTCAATGTCAATTGCCAATAGCATTTGCTGCTCCTTTGTTAGAAAAATCCATGTTTCTTGAGGTGTCTGAGGTTTTGCTGCCTTCCAAGGATGAAGTCACAGATGAAGTTCCTGGCATAGTCAGATGTGATGAGGCTCCTCTCCTCAGAGCACACACCCTTCACAGGTGACTTCCTGGCATACAGCACACTCTTGATGTTGCCCTCATAGGGCTGGTAGGTGCAGCCATGTGTGGGCTCACAGTTAAAGAACCAGTATGCAGTGGGCTTCACCCACCTGTCACCCCTTAGGCTTCTGTTCTGGTCAACAATTTGGGGGGGGGGCTGAGGAACCCAAACTTGAAGTAATGGTTGATGCCCCAGGGGTTCTCAAACACCAGCCTGAGGCCCCTCTCAAGGGCAATGCCACACAACTTGTTGATGAGGCCAAAGAACCTGGCCCTGTTGGCATTCCTCTCAAGGATGTTGTCAATGATCCTCCTCACACTCCATGTCCTGTAGTCCCTCTGTGTGAGGCTGTACCACATGGCAGACACACAGGAGAAGTAGATGCAGGGAAAGAAGGCCAGGATGAGGTCATCCTTGCTGATATTGTCAAACAGGCTGGGCTTGTGGTCCCATGCATCCTCAATGGCCTGGAAGAGGTCATCCATGTGGTCTGTCTGTCTAAAATTATTTTGTATGTCATAGTCCTCAGCAGGGATTCCCAACTTTATGAATTCCTGCTTGAAGGTCCCACTCTGTTCAAAGAAACAGTGCACTTTTCCCTTGATTTCCATCTATTCCACCTTGACACCTTTAAATGTGATGTCTTTGACTGTGAATCCACCCTTTTCTTTTAGTACCTTGTCTGCAGTCTCCATTAATTTCTCAAGCCCTGAGACCTTCATCAGAAGTTCATCTGCCTTTGCCTTCTGCTCATCCTTGATGAGATTCGCAGTCTGCAAGCGGTCACAGGCTTCCTTGTAGTCTGCCTTCAGTTTTGCAATCTCTTTGTCCTTCTCTGTAATCACCCTATCAACATCTGCCTTGGAGTACATCTGCAAAGTGACAGTTGAGCCTTGAGGCACTATTGTTTCTGCTTTCAGTTCACTCATTTTGCCTCCTTATCCATATCCTTGACCTGGCTCCAGATGGCCTCCTGGGCAGCCTTTAGTTCATCTGGGGTCCCATTGAACTCAAGTGTGAGGTCTGGTGACAGTCTAATCCTTAGGCAGGTGTTGTCTTCTATCAGTATGCTGGATATGAGCCAGTCAGTATCAATGATTGTATCCAAGACTCTAATGAACTTTTTTCATCAGGCTTCTCCCATCATCTAATGTGAATCAGTAGGGGGTCTCAGTTATGCCCCAGCCTTCACTGTATGCTGCAGTATTGGAGGTGCAGGCATCCTGTTGATGCAGGTGAGGAGTTCATCCTCCCTGTCCTGCCAGGAGTCATCTCCTTCCACAGGGCCTCCAGGCCCATAGACTATGGCATCCATGTCATACACACCCACCATGAGGGGTGTGCTCTTATTGTTGCACTTGAACTGGGATGTGTATCCTGTCAGTGCACTGTCATACTGTTCAGGTAGCAGCAATGCCACCCCACCCACTGCCTCTGCAGCCTTCAGCACTGTCTGTCTGTCCATCATTGTCTGTCCTTGTTCATTGTATCCTTCAGTTCACTGAACACCCCAGATGCATTGGGGTAGTCTCCAGTGGCAAGTTCCTTCTCCAGGTTGTCCATGAAGGAGAGAGACACACCCTCACTGCTTCCAACAACCTGCAGCACCTTCTCAATCCTGTCATCCCTCATCTTCTCCACTTCCAGGTAGTCTGTGACCACATTGGCAGCAGGCTCCTTCCCAATGTACTCAAGGGATATAGAGCTATCTATGACATCCCAGATGTAGACCCTGGGCCTGTAGTCTGCCATGTCTGCCACTTGGATGTTGAGGCAGCCAGGTGTCACCACCCTCCTGTTGTCAGGTCCAGTGTGCACATACCCATGGTGGTAGTCACCAGTGACAATCATCTCCCTCACATCTGTGAATGCATCCAGGAGTTCCTGGGCTGTCTGCCCCACATCCTTCATGGGCCTGGCCTCTTCATCCTCAAACACCAGTCTATGTGTTGCCCACACATCACAGACAGGCCATGTGGGGTCCCTGCCAAAGGGATAGGCTGCCACACCATAGCCTTCACCAGGGAACACTTCAACCTCCCTGCTGACCAGTTCAGGATATGACTTGAGGATGACTCCCAGGGAGCACTTGTCCAGGTTCTGGTAGTCATGGAAGGGCAGGTCATGGTTGCCAGGGAGAATCCTCACCTGGCAGTCAAACTTCTTCAACTCATCCAGCACCATCACAACTGCCTCTGTGGCACACCTGGGCTGATGGAAGAGGTCACCGAGAATCCACATCTCATCAACATTGTTGACATCTGCAATCTTCCTCACAGCAGCAATGTCCTGCCTCTGTGAGTCAATCCAGTCCTCATCAACCCTGCACCTGGGCCTGTCTCCCCTGATGTGCCAGTCTGCTGTCAGGAGTACCTTCATTTTTCCTCCTTGTTGCCAATCTGCAGGACCACACTGAAAAGCAGGGCAAACCATGTACCTGTCCACAGTATGGACTCATCTGCAGGCCTCCCAATCAGGTGGTGGAAGGACATGAAGGGCAGCACCACAAGGATGATGGATGCCAGTGCAGCCAGCACAGTAAATAACAGGATACTCTTCAGCATCAGCCCCTCCTTGACATGTCCCTGCCACAGTCTGGGCAGAACCCCAGCCTGACAGTTGTTGTGGTCTCCCTGGGCCTTGGGCCACAGGTCACCCTCCATGCCTTTTCCTTGGGCAGGTATGCCATCTTCAGGGGGTCCTTGCCTCCCTTGATGTAGAGGATCTTCTTGCCATGGCAGTATGGGCATGCCTTCTGCATGTCCTTCTTCAGGGCACTCTTCCTCCAGATCTCCAGCAGCACAACCACTGCCATGTACAGGAGTATGGCCACTCCCACCACTGCATACTTCAGGGCATCCCCTGTCTCCATGAATGCTTCCATCATTCCTCCTGGTTCATGTCTTCCTCTGCAATGTCAATCCTCTCACTGCACTCTGGGCATAGGTGTAGGGACCTGCAGGGCCTTGTGCCCCATCCAAGTGCAGACAGCCTTGAGAGTGCGGACCTCTCGCAGCATGCATCAATCTCCACTGACTCCCTGCACACAGAGCACATGAAGGAGTAGTGCTTGTCCTTCAGCCTCCTGGGCATCAGGCAACCCCCAGAAGCATGGAGGGGTAGTTCTCCTGGGCATACCCCTGGAATGACTGGGAGAACTGCCCCCAGGCCTTCCTGGTCCTCTCAAAGGTCCAGCCCAGGGCCATGTACCTTCTCCTGTAGATCCTCATGGGGTTGAGGGTCTTCCTCTCATCCCTCCTGCTCTTCATGCCAGAGGAGTTCTTGGACTTGTCCAGCACCCCAGCACACCAGTCCCTGAAGATCTGGAGGGCATCCCCCTCAAGGTGGGAGAGGGCCCCCTGCATCTTGTCAGGGTACTCATTCACATTGAAGTCTGTCATGGACTTGGTGTACCCTGCCAGGTAGTCACCTGTGGGGTATATCCCAGAGACAGGCAATGTGTCATCCCCCTTGTTGCCATCTGCAGGCTCCAGGAGGCCAGAGGGGACACACCCCCTGCCCTTGAGCATGCAGGGGCCATTGTTCCACTTGTCAATCATGTCAGTGATCCTGTGGAGGGACTGCAGGAGCCATGTCTTGAAGGATGCATGGCTGGGATGGTTCTCGTCATAAGTCCTGCATGCATTGCAGAACAGGAGCCCTGCCTGCAGGTAGAGGTCATCCTCAAGGTCAGGGTACTGGCAGGCATACTTGTAGATGAAGGAGTTGATGACCTTTGCATACTTGTTGTAGAGTTCATCTGTGGGTTCCATGGCCCTATCCCTCCCTGCTCATGGGGACCTGCCCGAGGAGGGCAACTGCAAGTGATTCAATGGCAGTCCTGGATGTGCTGGAGCACTTGTCCAGGGGCTTGCCCATGACCTTCTGGGCAATGACCTCTGCTGCAGTCTGCTGGCTGTCAGTGTGGATGCTGGTGGCACCTGCAGGGCCCCTGCCAAAGGAGATAGAGACAACCTCCCTGTCCCTGACATGGATGCAGGCAACAGTGCATGCCTTGGTGTACTTGTAGCCCCTGGGGTACCCCTTGTCAGTGTGGGGCATCCTGATCGTGTAGACACCCTTCTTGGGGCAGCCACTCTCCCACAGGGCCTTCCCAGCCTCTGTGAGCACATCATGCATGTCAAGGTAGCACTCAGTGGTGCATCCCTTCTGCACTTCCTTCAGGCATTCCTCTGCCTTGGCATAGATCCTGTCAGTTGTGCAGAGCCTGTCTGCAATGTAGCCCTTGCCATTCAAGGCAATTCTCATGTAGTTGACCGTCTTCATTCTGGTATCCTCTGTTGTGGTGTGTTGGTCTTGATGTTCTAAAGATACATCTTTTTCCAGCAGGTAAAACTTACATTTTGCTTACATTTTGCTTACATTGTGTATTTCCTGCCCACAGCAGGGGCAGACCTGGCCCTCAAGGCCTTCCAGGAGGGAATGGAGTTCTTCCTGGGCCTGCCTGATGTCCTCCTGCTCATCCCTGTAGGTGCTGCAGAGGTTCCTCAGGTACCTTGCCCTGGATTCCTGCCTGTAGAGGGCATCCCCCATCCTCTGTATCCTGGGGAGAATCCTCTCAAGGTCTGTAAGGTCAATGGATGCAGTCCTCACTGCAGCCCTGTACTGGGCCATGTTCCCACACCTTGACCTCCTGGATGCCTCCTCCATTGCAGAGAGTGCATCCTGGGCCCTTCCAAGGGCATCCTGCACATTCTCCAGCCCCTTCAGCCTGTCTGCCTTTCTGGATGCCTCCCTGTAGTCCCTGAGGGCACCCTGGAGCCTGTTGCACCTGGAGATGGCCCTGTCAAGCCTTGAGGAGATGCTGGAGACCTTCCCCAGTGCCTTCTCAACCCTGCCAATGGCACTGGAGAGCCTGCCTGCCTGCCTGTCTGCATCCATGAGCCTCAGGAGCCCTGCCTTCATGGTGTCTGCCTTCTGCCAGGCACACTGGAGTGACCTGTCCAGTCCCTCTGCCCTGTCTGCCAGTTCCTTGAGCCTGTCAACCCACTGGAGGCTGTCCACCTCTGCATGGAGGCTGTCCACCTCCTGGGCTGCTGCCCTGATGTCCTGGGCAGTCTCCCTGGACATGGAGTTCACTGCACTCATGGCAATGTCAATGTCATCCAGGTTCACAAGGCTGTTGATGTACCTGGCAGCCTCCCCTGCACCCATGGACACAAGGAACTGGGGGTCCATCTGCCACTGGATATTCACATCCCCAATCCCAAAGGCACTGGAGACCTCACTGGGCACATCTGTCCTCAATGCCTCATACTTGTCAACACCATCCCCTCCACTGTAGACCTCATAGCCATTGAACTCTGTGGACCTGATCCTGGACACATCCCTGCATCCATCCCCAGGGTTGGTGTTGATAGACACAAGGCACCTGTCACCTGCCTTCAGCCCTCCCTTCTTGGTCTTGCACCAGTCAGAGATGTCAGCGATGCCCTGTGACTGGTTGGTGACACACCAGAGGATGGCCCTCATGACTGCAGACTTGCCACAGTCTGAATCCCCAACAAGTGCATTGATGCCAGGGCTGAACTCCAGCCTGGTCATGGCATGTGACTGGAAGTTCTCAATCTGCACTGAGCGAATCATCTTGTCCTCCCTTCCTTGGGTATGGCTGCCTCATTGCCTCTGCAACCTTCTTCATGTACTTTGTGAATAGGTACAGGTACCTGTGCCTGCCCAGTGTGTAGTGTGGAACCAGCCCCCTACCGTAGACCTTCTCCACCTGCTCCTTCTTGGAATCCCCACCAAGCCCATGGGAGGTGAGGGATGAATCTGAACTCCTATTCCTGATGAACTGGCCAGCAGGGGTGACCCAGCCATCCCTGTACTTGCCTGTCTCTCCTGCATATATCCAGTTGGTGGCCTGGTAGATGGTGCCTGCATGGCCCTGGTCATAGTCTGAGTAGGAGACCACACATGGGAGTAGTGCCACTGCTCAACTGCCTTCCTTGCCTCATTGCCAAGGCAGGGCCTCATGAATGGTTCCTGAATCCTGAAGAATCCCATCTTCTATCCCTTGTGGAGTGCTTCCTGCACCTTAGGATCTTCCAGGGCCTTCCTGCACCTGTCACACACCTTGAATATCCTGCCTTCATGTGTAAGGATGCTGGTGAGTTCCCCCTCATTGCAGCAGATGGAGCACTTGGGGGCCTCACCTGGGTTGGGGAACTCCCTGACCTTGAGCCTCTTCACCACAGGCTGCTCACTGGGCCCTTCGGATTTTCTGCAGAGTTCTGCAGAGCATTCAGGGCAGTACAGCCCAGTGTGCCCCAGCACATAGGATGGCTCTCCTGTCTTCTTCCCACACTTGGTGCAGGTGTCAAGTTCAGCATCCTTTGCAGTGATGCCATCCACCAGTCCCAGCATGTAGGCCTTGATTATCCTAAGCCTTGCCTCAGGGGTTTCTGTTTTACTGTCAATGACCTCAATTACCTGCTGTGCCAGTTGCTGCATTCTGTCTGTCATCTGTGATGTCCACTGCATTACAGTCCAGCCCTCCTGGCCCACTCTGCAATGAGCAGGCTGTCTGCATCACCATGCTTCCTGATGATCTTCTCACATTCAGGGAAGAGCCTGCAGCCAATGTCCTCAGAGGCATCCTTCAGTTCAGGCCCCTTGCAGCCCTTGGGCAGGAGCATCTTCTGCCAGTCCCTGCTGTCCACATACATCCTGGCCAGCCCCAGTGTCTCAATTGCAATGAGGGTGGATTCCAGGGCCCTGAGGGCAGAGCAGGAGGCAGTGAACCTCATGGGGTTCACCATGGGCCTCTCAATCACAACCAGGGCCTCACTCCTGAAGGTGAGGTGGTTGGTCAGGGTGTCCAGCAACTGCTGCACCTGGAGGAAGTCCACCCTGGTGATGTTCTTCTTGGCCTTTGTGTAGGACTGCTCAGACTTCACTGGGGTCTTTATCATGGAAGGGCCTGCAGTGCAGCCATCCCCCACCCATCCGATGGTGCCAGTGACACCATTGTCAATGCCGATGATGATTTTGTGTGCCATCTATTCCACCTTGTATGTAAAAGTTACTGTGTCATTCAAAATCCTGGGGTACCTCTGGAGCCTGTCCCCATTCTGTGCCACAGGCCCTGGCTTCTTGAACCTCATCAGGGGTTCATTTGGACAGCCCACAGAACCACACACAACCAGTGTGGGTGTCTCCTTGATCACTGGCCACTTCCTGGGTGCTGGGAAGTATGGGTTCCCAGTTTCAAGGACATAGGATTTTATATTGTTCCTTGACATAAGAGCACCTATTCACATCACATGATCCCATTCTTGAGGATGATGATGGGCATCATGGCCATTGATGCCACAACCCATGCAACCTCCTCCCTGTCAAGTTCACCAGAGTCAATCATCCTCATGGCCTCTGCATTGGGGTCCTGTGCCTTTGGGATCTTCTTCAGTTTTTCCCACAACTTGAGGACATCCATCAGGCCCTCCCCAGATACTTGGGGGGCCTGTGTGTTGCCACCGCATCCTCTTCTGCCTCCCACTTCTCCCTGACCCTCCTGGTCAGTTCCTCTGCCACACTGGGGTCCTCATCGCACATCTTGATGAGTTCATCCCTTGTGTATTCCTTGCACATGGCAGCCTCAAGAGATGCAGCCCTCTCCTTGTCCTCTGCAGCCCAGCCAAGAATCCAGTCCACAGACAGGTTGGCACCCTTGCCAGCAGCCTTCTTGGCTGCCTTGCAGTCATCCTTCCATCCATTTTCATCCAGCCAGGAAAGGAGCCCTTGGAGGTCTTTCTGCCTGCCACTTCCCCAGGGGATGTGGTCTGCATCCCTCTTCAGTTTTCCATCCTCTCCCCTAAGGTCAAATAGGTAGTCCAGGTTGCTGCCAATGTTGTCCAGGCCATAGTCAAAGTACACAGTGTAGTACACCTTCCTGTAGGGCCTGGGTGTCTTGGACTTGTTGGTAGTTGCCTCAACATAGGCACCAATGACCTTGTCACCCTTCATGAGTTTCTTGACTGTCCTCAGGGACACCCTGGTGTGGCAGTAGAACTCAAGGGCCTTGCCAATGGATGCATTGTACTTCTGCCCAAATGGCTTGGCATCTGTCTTCTCCCTTATCTGTGTGATGATGATCAGGGAGACCCTTGCATCCTTCAGTTTCTTGTGCTTGGGCTTGAAGAACTTCTGGGAGAGGAATGCTGCAGCCTGGGTGCCAAAGGAGCCAGGGTCAACGACATCCTTGCCTTCCTTCAGCAACTTGAGCCTGTTGGCCTCAAGGGACTCACAGAATGCATCAGAGAGGCCATTGAGGGAGTCAATTGCATAGATGCCCACATGATCCTTGTCCATGTTCTCCAGCATGAGGGACACCTTGGCATCCATCTCCTCAAGGGTGGCAGAGTCATCCTGCACCTTGGTCCCTATTCTCCTGGTCTCTGGGTGGATGTTGATGCCATAGAGTTTCTCTGTGGAGAAGGTGTCCCCACTTTCACAGTCATCACTGAAGAACTTGAGCCTGTCCTTCAGGTCCCAGTAGTTTGCAGCGATGATCTCGTTTTTGATGAAGGTCTTGCCAGAGGACTTGTCACCAGACAGGTTCAGGATGTAGCCAAAGGGCATGCCATAGACACCCTTTTCCCCTCCAATCAGCAGGTCCAGCAGGTCACATCCTGTCCTCATCACAGGCACTGTCTCAGTCTCTTTGTTTGCCATTTTAAACTCCTTAGGCATAGTATAGGAAGGGCAGGGGTCATCCCCCCCCCTGCCCTGTTGCCTGCTCTTCTTTTGGGTTGGGTATTTTCTTGCTACTTGCTGCAGTCCCTGCACCTGTTGTAGATGGCCTCAGGGCACTTGAAGCAGAGGCCCTTCCTGTCACAGTCAGCCCCGAAGGTGTAGCCATTGGGGCATTCACCCTTGGGTTCCTCTGCCTTTACCTTCCTGTCTCCCCTTCCCCTGGGGGCAGGTTCCTCTTCCCTGGGCTCCTCCTGCTCCTCTGCAGGTTCCTTCCTGGGCCTGGAGCCCCTTCTCAGGTTGGTGGGCTGGTCAGGGAAGGGGTCATCAAACTCCTCACCAGAATCAGTGGAGAGGGTTCTGGACTCTTCCCCTGCTTCCTGGTCATCTTCCCCATTGTCAGCATCACTGCTGTTGCCAGTGCCATCCCCAAACATGATCTGCTTGATCTCTGCAGGGGTCTTGACCATCATCAGGGAGTCAAGGGGGACACACTTGTCCAGCACCTCATCAGATACTTCCTCAACCCTCTTGTTGAACTCAAAGTTGGTGGCCTTCTTGTAGGTCCTGCCACCATCCATCTTCTCTTCAGACACCTGGAAGGACACAACCCTGCCCTGCTCATCGGTGTTGGCGAAGTTGACAACACCCTTGCCCCTCATGCAGGATGCTGCCTTGCTCTGGAGTGCCTTGGTGAAGTTGTTGTGGGCCACCTCAAAGATCTTGGGCTCCTCACTGACAGGCCTGAAGTCCTCATCCAGTTCCTGCACCTGGTAGACACACTTCCTCCTTGCAAAGAGGGGCCTGGCTGCAGCCTTGGATTCCTCGGTGTTCTCGTTCCACAGGGCATCAGCCTCATCACAGCAGGGGCATGCACCTCCCCAGGTCTTCTTGGGGCAGATGAAGTCCTCCTCGTTGGGCCCAACCTTGGTGTGCACCCACACATCAAGTACATAGTCATAGTCACCCACTTCCATGCTGCCCTTGATGACTTCAGGGTGGTTCCTGGTTGCAATCTGCCAGGGGAGGATGTTGATGTCCTGGATCTTGTCAGGTTCCTTGAACTTGAAGAACTTGAGGGGCACACCTGCATAGTTGATGGCACCCTTCCTCTGGGCACCCTTGGATTCAATGGTGTCCGTCTGCTGCTGGGTCCTCTTGCCCAGGTTGATCCTTGCTCTGGTATTTCCTGCCATTTTTTACTCCTTGTGGTTCAGGCCCCTTCTGACAGAGGCTGTTGATTCCTGCTCTGCATAGCCAACGGACACCCCGTCCTCGCTCATGTTGTAGGACTTGGAGAGGGTCATCCTGACTGCACACTCAATCATTGTCTTCTTGTGGTCCAGGGCCCTGACCTTGGCATCCAGCCTCAGGTATTCCCTGTTCTTGTCCACCACATCCTGCCTGAGGCCAATCAGTTCCTCATTTGCTGCAACCTGTGCAGTGACCTCTGGGATGGTGATCTTCTGCTTGGCAGCCTCTGCTTCCTGCCTGATTCTCAGTTCAACCTGTGCAGACCTTGCATCCAGCCTGTTGACAGCCTCGTCCCTGTCAGCCCTTGCATCTGCACACTTCTGTGCATAGTAGTCATAGAGGGATGTCTGCCTGGAGACTGCAGTCTGCAGGTCCATGAAGTCCAGGTCCAGGTCAGGGTCCCTGTTGATGATTGTCTGTTCTGCCATCTTGTGGTTCTCTTTTGTGTGTCAATGTGTAGGGCAGTGCAGGGCCATCTATTCTGCACTGTGCCAGGCTGCCAGGACAAGTCCTGGGAACCCTGTGTCATAGGTGTTGATGGAGAACTGGTCCATGACAGTGGCAATCCTCTTGTCTGCCTTGTTCAGGAGGACAGTGCTCATGTACCCAAGGACAGCCCTCCTGGCCTTCTCTGCATCCACCTTGCCCTTCATCCTCTTCAGGATGGCAGAGACCTCCTTCCAGGGCTTGTTTGCCACCAGTGCCCTGCACAGTTCCATTGTGTCTGGGTCCTTGCCAGGCATTGCGGACAGGATCAGTTTCTTCTGTGCCTCAGGGGTGGGTGCAGACATTGCCTGCCCAAGGTAGGTGAGGGCATCCCTTGCAGAGCCCTCTGAGATGTCAACAATTGTGGACAGGACATCATCATCCAGGCTGAAGCCCTCCTTCTCTGCAACCTCTGCAACAAGTGCCCCCAGTTGCCTTCCAGAGAGGGGCTCAACCTTCCACTTGGTTGACCTGGTCCCAAGGGCCTTGCCAGCATCCCCCTTCAGGAAGAGGTCAAGGTCTGTGGTGCAGAAGAAGAAGTACACATGGGGAGGGTATTCCTCTGTGGGCTTCAGGAATGCAGTCTTGGCATCATTTGTCATGCCATGGGCCTCATCCAGGATGTAGACAAGGGACTTGCCCTTCAGGGGAAACCCCCTCATCTGGTCAATTACTTCCCTGGCAGTGTCTATGCCCCTGTTCTCTGCAAAGTTGATCTCCTTGATGGAGAACTGGGGATGGGCCCCCAGCAACTCTGTTGCAATGATCCTGGCCAGTGTTGTCTTGCCACAGCCACTGGGGCCAGAGATTATGTGGCAGTGGGAGACCTTCTTGGGGTCCTGCGAAAAATGGGCCTTCATGGCCTCAATTGTCTCTTCGTTGCCCATCACATCACTGAATGTGGCAGGCCTGTACTCATGGTAGAGTGACATGTGTGCTCCTTACAGTGTGCCTTCAGACACACCAAACTGTTCAACAAGGGCCTTTTCAATGATGCCCTTCAATTTCTGGACATCCCCAAGGGAAGGGCTGCCTCCCTGGTACTTCTGGAGAAGTGCCTGTGCATGGTCCTCCACCGAGGATTCCTTGCTTATGGAGTCCTCAAGGTCATCCTCAAGTTCACTGACCCTACCTTCCAGGTCTTCAATCTCATCCCTGGCAGATTCCAGGGCACCCCTCAGGGATTCCACATCCTCCATGATGCTTTCAAAATCTATGGTCATGGTGCCCCCTAGATGTCAATGTGGACAGCCCTGCAGCCATGTGCAAGTGCAGCCTTGTTTTCCTGCTTCTTCTGGTAGGGCTTCTTGTGCTTGAGGTTGACTGCCTTCCCCATGGGGGTGAGTTTTCCCTGGGAGGGGATGATGCCCCTGGCCAGGAGCCTCCTTGTTGCCCTGTTCTGTTTCGGTTCTTGCATGTGCTTCTCCTGTGTATGTATGGCCCTGCCCCTCTGGCATGTGTCCTTGTGTTGTGGACCAGCCTGGGCAGGGCCTGATGTTGTCCAGCCACCCTGTGCACCTGGAGAAAATATGAAAAAGAAGGGGTGCACAGGGTGGCTCTATTGCCTTGGTGGGACTCGGACCCACAGCCTCTGCCTTAGGAGGGCAACGCTCTATCCTGTTGAGCTACAAGACATCGGGGTGCCAGGCCTGGCCCTGAGGATACCACTCACACCATGACCAGGCTGGCAACTTCAATATAGGAAAATGGGGGGTCATCCATTGAACTTTTTTCTCCAGTCCCTGTCTGCAATGCCCCCAGGGTCAAGGGCACCCACATCTGTCATGTGGGCCCAGGCACCCCCAAGTTCAGAGGCCTCTGCCTCAATGACAAGGGGCACACAGATCCAGGGGAACTGCCTGGAGACCCTCTCCACACCATTCCTGTAGACTGTTGAGGCAACCATGTCCTCTTCCCCATCAGCAACCAGGGCAATGATGGCATCATGGATCTGCCCAATGAGCCTGGACTTCATCCCCTTCCTGCCCATGATCTCTGCAGCATCCCAGATGAGGGCCTGGAGCAGGATGTGGAAGGCAGAACCCTGGATGCACCTGTTGGTGGCCTCTGTGTACCCCATGGGGCCCCAGCACCTGAAGCCTGTGTATGACTGCACATACCCATAGTCCTGGTACCTTTTCCACTCCTTCCTCCTCCATGCATTGTACACTCTGAATCTCTTGTTCCAGAAGATGTCATCAGCCTTCCTGACATGTTCCTCCCACTTCTGGTAGGTCTTGATGCCACAGTCCTCCATGAGGTGCTTCTTGGTGTAGGCAGGCATGTCTGCCCACATCTTGGCTGCACATGACCTGTAGGATGCACCATAGAAGGAGGAGAAGACATACCCACTCTTGATGGTGCTCCTCTCTTCCTTGGTCAGTTCCTCATGGCTCCTGATGTACATGTCACAGGCAGTGTCCCTGTGCATGTCTGAGTCAGGGTTCTGCAGGTAGTGGATCATCTGGGGGTCATGGTGATATGATGCAGAGACCATCACCTCCAGGCTCTTGTAGTCCATCTCCATGTACCTGTAGCCAGGAGGGGCCACAAAGAGATTCCTGAGCATCTTCTTCATCTCCTTGTCCCTCTTGGGGATGTTCTGGAAGTTGGGGCTGTCTGCAGATGACCTGTAGGTCCTTGGTCCTGCATTGCCCTCTGAGCCTGCACCTGTGGCCAGGTTGAAGAAGGGCCTGATGAGGTGGCACTGTGTCTCCTCGTCCCACACTGCCTCCCTTGTGTAGGATGCCAGGAAGGTGTCCCTGATCTTAGCCCACCTCCTCATCTCCAGCACTCCCTTGCAGACAGGTGTGCCCAGTTTCTCCAGGGTCTCTTCCCTGGTGTCCTCCACACCCTGGGGTGCCTTCAACTTGCACTGTGTGTAGAGCAGGTCCTTCAGTTGCTTGGTGCTGCCTGGGTTGAACCTCTCCCCAGGGTGCATGGATTCCCACTTCTTCACCTCTGGGAGTGCCATCACACCTGCCAGTGCCCCCTCATACCTGGATGTGAGGTCTGCCTTCAGTGCATCCACCTTGGACATGTCTATTGGGAGCCCCTCTGACTGCACCCTGGCCAGTGTGTCCATGCCCTGCATGAAGAACCTGAATGGCCTCTCCAGCCCCTGCATCTGCACTGCCTGGCTGTCCCTGATGGGAAGTGTATAGAGGGAATCCTGTGCACAGTAGTAGACAATGTCAGCCTTGGGCACACCTGCAGTGTCCTTCAGGAGGTTGAATGCATTCTTGCTGTCCTTGTCCTCCCCTTCCCTGATCTTGGAGATGTAGTCATCTGCCTTGGTGTCATAGCCTATGACACCCAGTTCACAGTATGTGTGCAGTTTCAGGCCTGTCTTCTGGTTGTTGTCAATCACATGGGCACCCAAGCAGGTGTCCCAGGACCAGTTGGTTGGCCAGTCTGTCCTGCCATTGTCCATGCCTGCCCTGAACCTTGTCCAGCATGCCTCAAAGTCTGCCTTGTGTGCCACCAGCCCAATGTCCCTGTGGTGTGTGAGCCTGTACCATGTATCCACAAGGGGCCTGCTGTGGGCATCCCACCAGAACCCTATTGCATGGTACTCCCCATTCAGCCTGTAGGCAACAGATGCAGCCCTGATGCCATGGCCATCCCTGTGTGGCTTGAGGCCAGTGGTCTCATAGTCAATGGCCACATCAAGTGTGCCATCTGGGGCCCTCCCAAGTTCACCCCTCTCCCCCATGCCAATGATGTCCTGGAGCCACCCAGCAGCCATCACTGGGTCCTCTGTTGTCCTGATGTCTGTGGGGAGCACAGGCAGGGGCCTGTCCTTCAGTGCCCAGGCAGCCCTCAGGTGCTGTGCAAAGTATGCAGCAGGGCAGTGGTCATCCCTCTGCCATGAGAGGAACTCCATGCCATAGGTTGGGCATATCCAGCAGTTGTACTTCCTGTCAGGGATGGTCTTGCCAAAGAGGTCAGAGGGCTGTGTGTTCCTGATCCTGCCACTCATCCTGTCCCATACCAGTGCCTGTGTGGCCAGTGGGCCCATGGGTATGATGACCCTGGGCTTCAGTTCCTGGATGAGCCTGTCCAGCCTCTCCTTGCAGCAGTCAGGTGCAGGTGACTTGGACCTGCTACAGGGGCATGGCACTGCATAGCCAACCCATGCATGGCTCATGATGTCCCTGGGGATTCCCCTCTTGCCCTGCAGGTCCCACAGCCTGCTGTAGAGGCTGCAGGAGAGTGCATTGTCCCAGGAGTTGTCCTCTCCTCCCCTGGGGAAGTCTGCAAGGATCAGGACCCTGTCCTTCCCCTCCCCAACAAACTGGGAATCCTTGCCGCTCCTATCAAGACCACAGGCATCACAGCCTGTCCTCTCCCTCTCCCTCTTCCTCTCCTCTTCCTGCTGCTGCAGTGCAGGGTCAACTTTGAAAAATCCCATGTATTGCTCCTATGCTGTGTCAATATATAGGGGGCACAGGGCCATGCCCCATGCCCCCTGGTCTTGGGACACCTCCCCAATCTTCTAGTTGCTGCTGGTGGACACCATCTGGATGTAGTCACCAGACCTGAACACCAGGGACCTGGAACCATCCTGTGCCTCAACAAGACTGAAGTCCATGGTCTTGCTTGCTGCCCCAGTGAGGAACCTGATGCTCACATAGATGCTCACCCCAGGGTCCTTGTCCAGGGCTTCATCCCAGGGCACAGTCTCTGTTGCATCACCATCATCCCTCTCTGCATGGAGTTCAAGTTCCTCCTGCCTGAAGGTGAGCCTGACCAGCCCTGTCATGCCACTGTCTGCCCCTGCACCAGCAAGGATGGACACCCTGGAGACTGCATCACCAATGTCCTTGGGGAGCCTCCCTGCCACAACAACACTGGAGGCAGGGATGGAGCCAATGAACTCCCTGCAGGTCCTGAAGGGGTATGCAACACAGTCCTTGACCTGGGCACTGAATGTGCTGCTGTCTGCATAGGACAGGTGCAGCCAGGAGCCCTTGATGCAGTAGCCCACAGGGGCACCCACCTTGAAGGCATCCAGGAGAATCCTGTCATCCACCCAGAACCTCTTCATGCTGCCACTGAGTGCCTGCTGGCAGATCCTGTCAGAGTCAGTGGAGTACACTGCAGAGGGCCTGGACAGGTCATCATCTGGGCTGTCCTGCTTCCCTTCCTCAGGGTCATCTGCAGGGCCAACTGCAATGCCCTTCAATGCTGTGGAGTTGCCCTCAAGCATGCAGATGGTGACAGTGTCCTGGAACCCCTCAGGAAGGGGGGTGAACTCCAGGGATGCCACATCAAGTGCATCCACATAGGACTGGATGGAGGAGGGGTCCATGAGTTTCATGGAGGTCTTGTTCCTGCCACCCTTGAGGATGATCTTGCCGTCCTTGATCTCCATGGCCAGCATCAGGTCATTGATCTTGGAGACCCAGTTGAAGAAGTTCATGCCCTTCACAGAGAATGTCTGGCCCTGTGTGTCACAGGGTGCAGCCACTGCCACAAGGCCATTGTGGCTGTAGACATGTGTGCCAGTGAAGAGCAACTGGTCAGCACCATCAATTGTTGTCTTCCCCTTCTCAACACCAGGGAGCACCTTCCTGATGGCCCCAAGTATTACAGATTTTTCCAGTGTAATCATTTTTTTGTTTTCCTTTGTTAAGTTTGTATGCAGCATACACCCATATAGGTGGCCATGGGGTCATTGCCTGTCAATATCAAAGAACTTGGGCCTGCCTGCCTCAGCCTCTGCTGCCTTCAGGTTCAGGAGGGCCTGGTCATAATAGGACTTCTTCAATTCACAGCCGATGAACTTCCTGCCCATCTTCACTGCACAGTACCCCTCAGAGCCAATCCCCATGAACGGGCTGAAGACAGTGTCCCCAGGGTTGGACCACAACTGGATGCCCCTCTCAATCACATCCAGTTGCAGGGGGCAGATGTGCTTCTCATCCTTCTCCTCCCTGGCCCCTTCCTTGTTCAGGGTCCTGGACTGGTTGATGTCCATCCACACAGGGGAGGCATACCTCTGCCAGATGTCAATGGAGGTCCTTGTGGGGTCAGAGGATGGTGCAGGGGGATTCTCACCCACAAATTTATCCAGCCTGCCTTCCACAGGCTCAGGGTTTTCCCCAGGCTTCCTCATGGTCACAAGGTAGTCAGGGATTCCCTGCCTGCTCATGGCAGAGTCCTTCATGACCTGCTTGTGCAGGAGCCCCAGTGCCTTGGTCCTCTGCATTGCCACCACAGGGTCCTTCCAGATGACCACCTCACTGTGGTAGATCCACCCACATTCCTGGAAGAGCCTGATGAGTTCTCCCCTGAAGTCCTTGATGCCGATGAAGCCATCCCTGACCTTGGATGTGGGCAGGTTCATGCAGTGGAAGGAGCAGAGCCTGCCAGGGGCCGTGATCCTTAGCATCTCCTTCACAATGAACCTGAAGTGCTCAATGAACTGCTGGTCACTGTCACAGTTGCCAAGGTCCCTGGCACTGTTGCTGTAGGTGTACAGGCTGGCAAAGGGAGGGGAGAAGATGGAATACCCAATGGTGCTGTCTGGTATCTCCAGTATCTTCTCGCATGTGTCCCCAAGCAATGCCTTGTATGCCTTCCCCTCTGTGATGTCCTGCATGTAGATGTCCTCCTCATGTGTCGTTGTCTTCAATTGGTTATGGAGGGACACAAACTGCATCATCTTGTCCTGCATGGATGCAGCAGCCCTCCTCTTGCTGTCAAGTGCCTGGAATACAGTTGCCTCTGCATCTGTGTACACCATGCAGCACCTGACAGGGTGTTCCTGGCCAAACCTCCAGCACCTTCTCACTGCCTGGTAGAACATCTCAAATGAGTATGTGACACTGGTGAACACCATGTTGTGGCAGTGCTGCCAGTTCAGGCCAAAACCTGCAATTGAGGGCTTGGTGACCAGCACCCTGTAGTCCCCACTGGAGAAGCCGACAAGCAGTTCCTCCTTCCTGTCATCAGGTGTGGAGCCCTTGACCTGCACTGATCCTGGGATGGCCTTCTCAAGTGCATCACCCTCATCATTCAGTTCACACCACACAATCACAGGGCCATCCATCTGGGCAACAAGTTCTGCAGCCTTCCTGACCCTGTCCATCATGGATTCCCTCCTCACCTTCTGCTGATCCTGGAGCCCCCTCATGATCGGGATGAACCCAGTGCCCACCTTGCCCCTGAATGGGATGGCCACAGGATCAATGGAGAGTGGTGGCAGGTCATAGCCTGCACTGCTGTATCCAATGTCACCAGGTGTCCTGAGCATGACAGCCCATGAGGCTACCCACTCCCAGAAGGCATCCTCTGCATGGCCCTTCAGGGTCCACTTGCTGGTCTCACCAGAGTCATGGTAGAAGAACTTTGAGAGCATGTTCTCCCTTGTCATGACACCCAGGAACTCAGAATGGTTTCCCAGTTCCATGTAGTCATTGGGTGCAGGGGTTGCAGTGCATGCCATCTTGAATGGTGTCATCCTGAACATGTCAATGAGCATGTTCCTGGTCTTGCCGTCCATGCTCTTCAGGATGCTGGATTCATCAAGCACCACACCTATGTAGTCTGCAGGGTTGAACTTCTGCAACTGCTCATAGTTTGTGATGGTTATGGGGCCATGTGCATGGCCATCCCTGGACACAACTGCAGGGATGCCAAACTTCTCAGCCTCCCTGGCAGTCTGTCTTGAGACAGCCAAGGGGGCAACAATCAGAACTTGCCCCCCCCCATTGTTGGTGGATACTTGCAGGGCCCACTGCAACTGCATTAGGGTCTTGCCAAGCCCACAGTCTGCAAATACAGCAGACTTGCCAAGGGCACAGGCCCACTTGACAATGTCATGCTGGAACTGGAACATCCTGGGCCCACTGGCAGGCACAATGGAGTCATCCATTGCGAATCCTGCAGGTGTGAACAGGTACTTTTTAGATTCAATGAATTGCTGGTATTGTTGTGTCATAGTTCCTTATTATAGCCCCCCCCAGGGTCATCCCCTGGTCCTGGTCCTGCCCCTCACAGGTCTCCTTGGCTGTGCCTCGCCTGTGTATTCCTCCTCTGTCCCCATGTCAACCCTGGAGAGCAACTGGCAGTCAAGCCAGGGCCTGCCAATCTCAAGGCAGTTGGTGCAGACAACCTGGTCAAAGACAGCCCTGCCTTCCCTCTGTGTCTTGCAGCCTATCCTGTAGATGCCCCTCTCCTTCTCCTCCTCTGTCTGGTTGATGGTCACAAGTTTGGTGACATGGGCAAGTTTCCTGATGTCCTCTGCAAGGTTCTTCTCAGAGGCATCCTTGGCACCATCCACTGTCTCCCTGTTGGACTGGGATGCAGTGGCAATCACACACTTCCTCTCCATTGCAAGGCCCCTGAGGCCTGCCCAGGTCCTGTTGAGCCTGTCCCTCTCTGACTCTCCCCTGCCATGGTCCATGATGTCTGCATAGTCCACACAGATCAGCATTGGTGTGAAGTTGCTGTACACTTCAAGTTTCTTCAGTTCATTCCTGAGGCCTGCAACTGACAGGGTGTAGGTGGGGAATGACATCAACTTGAGGGAGCCTCCCCTTGAGGTCCTGATGAGGGCCTTCTGTGCCTTCTCAACTGCACCTTCTGAGAGGTCCACCCTGGTTGTCATGACTTTCCTGTCCTCCACCCTGAAGACATCCCCATCCTCCACAAGTTCTGGCCAGGGGGCTTCCTCCCCAAACCTGGAGGTGCCAGTGAGCATCTGCCAGAACCTCCTGAGCATCTGTGGCTCTGGCATCTCAAGGGACACAAAGAGGACATGGAGTCCCTGCAGGGCTGCAATCATGGCCATGGCCATCAGCCACCATGTCTTGCCCCTCTTTGGTGGAGCCACAAAGGCAATGAAGTCCTCCTGCAGTATTGCACCTATGACCATGCCAATGAATGAGGGGAAGGAGAACAGGGACTCACCCTGTGACATGAATGCATCCCTGATCTTCATGGCATCCCTGAAGATGTCCACTGCACTGCTCTTCACAACCTCTGGCCTGGTAAACTCTGCAACTGCCCTGAGCCCTCCCTGTACATCACAGGCATCCTCATACTTCTCAAGGCTGACCCTGAGTGCATGGAGTGCCCTGCCCTGGAAGTATTCCACTGCAATCTTCTCTGCATATCCTGGGTTGGCAGGCATCCACTCATCAGAGGCCCTTGACAGGAATGCATGGACAAGCCCCCTGTCTGCCTCCTGCAGTTCATGGACCCTCTGTGCATAGATGTCCCCAATGGCCATGCCAGGTGCCTCGCCACATGTGTCATAGAAGTCCCACACCCACTGTGCGACAGCCTTCCCCATGGTGGACTCAAAGAGGGCAGGGGAGCCAACATGCCTGCAGGCTGCCAGCAACTGTGTACTCATGATGAGGTTGGAGAGCACCTTCCTCTCCATTGATATGTCAATCTTTTCCCTTTTCAGCATCTGTCCATCCTAATAGGCCCGCCCATGGTCATCCAGCAGCCCTCTTCAACCCTCTCCTCTCCAGCAGTTCTGTGAGTAGGTCAATGTCTGCAGCCTCCTTGCCATCAAGGACACCATCCAGCATCTTGGCTCTGTCATCCAGGACCTCAACTGCATCCATGTCCACAGTGTCAGGTGCCACCAGGTAGTAGGAGGTGACGGAGTTGTGCTGGCCAGACCTGTGGAGCCTGTCCTCTGCCTGCCTGTGGTAGTTTGGTGTGTGGGAGAACTCTGCAAAGGCCACATCTGAGCAGACCTCCTGGAACCCGTCAATGCCCACACCCCCACTCTGGATGTTGGCCACCATCACCCTGCAGGAGGGGTCCCCAATGAACCTCTGCCTCATGTCCTCCCTCTCCTGGGTGGACATCCCACCATAGATCTTGGCAGGGCTGTAGTCCTTCAGGGCCATGTAGATGAGGTCAACCACATCCCTGTGCCATGCGAACAGCAGCAACTTCCTGCCAGAGTCAAGGAAGTCAAGCACCCACCTCATCAGGGCAGGCTCCTTCAGGGCATAGGCTGTCCTGAGCAGCCCTGCAACCCTCTCCCTCATCTCCTTGTCGGACACACCCTGGTCATTGAATGCCTTGGCCTCCTGCTGCCTGTACTGCTCCATGGCTGCAGTGTCAACCTCAAGGGGCACCACCTCCATCACCTTTGGTGGCAGGTCCTTCATCACCTGGTCCTTTGTCCTCCTGAGCATGCAGGACACCAGGAGGGCATGCAGTTCCTCTACATGGGAGGCCCCGTTGTAGGTCATTGAGAACCCATTGTGCTTGGGCTGGCAGTACCTGTTCAGGTACTTGTAGTAGTTGCCAAACTTCCCAGGCTCCATGATGTTGAGAAGGGGCCAGAACTGTGCAGGCTTGGACATGGCAGGTGTGCCACTCATGCCTATCACATGTGGGATGATCTTGGAGAGCCTCATGAAGGACTTTGCCCTCTGGCTCTTGGGGTTGCCAATTGCCTGGACCTCATCCCCAATCAGCAACTTGAAGCCCATCCCAGAGAGCCTCTGCTCCCAGTCGCTCAGGATGTCCCAGTTGATGATGTAGGAGACACCCTTCTCCAGCATGTAGGGGGACCTGCCCCTGAGCACACCGACCCTGGGGTGCACACCAGGGACAGAGCCCACCCACCTGTAGTAGGCACTCATCCACTGCAACTTTGTGGGCGCATTCACAACTATGAGTGCAGGGTCTGCCTTGGCATACACCATCCAGGCCAGTGCCTGAAGTGTCTTGCCACAGTTGTGGACCACTATCCTGTTGGCCAGGAAGTTCCCATGGTTCAGAACCTTCACATCATAGGTGTGCCTGGTCCCTGCATCAGAGACATCCACCACCTTCACCAGGTGTGGGGCAACAAACCCAAAGTTCCTGTAGTACCTGTGGAACTTTGTGTGTGCAGCCTGGTCATCCAGCAGTGCCAGGTTGGAGATGTCATTGTTCTGTGGGTTCCCATCAATGTGGTGCACCACCTCGCTGGGCAGCAGGTACCTTCCCAAGTGCTGCTCCATCACATACCTGTGCTTGGGCACACCATCTGTCCTCTTGCATCCCTTGTAGTTCCTCAGTGGGTAGCCATACAGGTAGACATACCCATCCCTGTGGGTGACCTCGTGGATCTCCCTGTCCTTGAACCTTTTCCCTGTTCTCTCCCCATACATGCACTTCTTGCACATGCCCAGGAACTTGCTGCCAGGGTATGTGATGAGGCCATCTGTGGAGCCACACTTCCTGCATGCAGGCACCCCATTGCACATGACCTGCACACCCATGGATTCAGAGGCCTTGACCCAGCCACCCTCTGTCTTCACAAGGTGGTCATGTGTGAGGACCAGTTCCCTGCCATCCTCCAAGGTGATCCTCACACAGGGCTTCATGCCTGAGTCTATGACATCCACCACCTGCCCAAGCCTGAACAGCCCATCCTGGTGCAGGCACCTGATGAACCAGGGCCTCTCCTCAAGGGAGAACCTGGACCTGCTATCCTTGCCAGTTGCATGGAATACCCTGTGGAACTTCTCCAGGCTCATTGTCCTGGATGCCCTGTGCCTGCAGACCTGTATCTCCGTGCTGCCTTCAATGCAGCCCATCTCATCCCCCAGGGCCACCCTGCCATGCCTGATGGCAGCAAACTTGATGAAGTCAACCTGGTAGGGCCTGAGGCCTGGGATGAGGGTGGCCTGTGGGTCCAGTTCCATGGCCTCAATCCTCTTCCTCTGCTCCTCTGCAGGGTCAACCCTGGGGAGTTCTGGCCCCTTCTCCACTGCAGGTGCCTGTGGTGCAGGGAACCCTGCCTGGGAGAGCCACTGGAGGATGTCTGGCTTTGCAGGCACCTCCCACCTCTTGGTGGCTGCATTGTACTTCCTGCTGGGGAGTGCCCTGACAGCCTCAAGGATCTTGCCCCAGGCATCTGAGCCCTTCTGGGCATACCATGTGATGGCAACCACCTTGCCAGAGGGCTTCATCTCTGCAACATACCTCACACCATCCATGGGCTGCAGGCTTGGCAGCCCAGGCTTCACCAGGACCCCCATCTACCAGGCCTCCCTGGGGACAGTCACTCCCCTCTCTGTCTTCAGCCACCTGACAAAGGATGCCCAGGCACTGGAGTCAGGGTTGATGAACCTCACAGGCATGCACCTGTTCCCAGATGCCTCTGCCCAGGCCTTGGCCAGCCCTGCCATGGCTGCAACACTGTGGACCCTGCACCTGTTCTGCTGGATGGCCATGAGGGCATCCCTGTGTGCAGAGTACCACTGGCAGAACTTCAGGACACCCTCCCAGTAGGCCTGCCTGCCTGACAGCCCCAGGGAGGACAGGAGGCAGGATGCAGCCCTGATGTCCCCTGCAATCACCTTCACAGGGCCAGGGATGGATGCGGCCATCCCCCTTGCAGCCAGCATCTCCCCATAGACCTCAATGAAGGGACTCCAGGCAGCCCTGTTCCTCTTCATGGAGTGCAGGAAGTCAAGCATGGAGACCTTCTGGAGCCTGCCATTCCTCAGGGGTGGCCACCAGTAGCCACCTGCTGACTTCCTCATCTCCCTGATGTAGTTGCAGCACTCAATGACTGCACTGATGGCTGCCTCTGTACAGCCCATCCCCTCCCTGATGACACCAGGGATGCCCCACCTGCCCTGCACCTTCTTCATCCAGGCCTGGTCCCAGTCCTGGTCCATGGCCATGTACATGCCCCTGGCAAGCCTGTCCAACTGGAGGCAGGTGTGGTTCCACACCCCCTTCCCTGGCTGTGTCTGTGTGAAGATGTCTGGGAATGCCTGGATGGCCTTCACCAGCCTGTCAGGGTCCACACTGGGGCAGACCTGGGTCTCAAGGCCCACACCCCTGAATCCAGCCCTCCTGGGGGCCTCCTGGGCCTTTTCTGTTCCAGGGGGTGCCACTGCAGGGGGATTCCCTGCCATGGGCTCCTGGGCCCCTGCCTGTGCAACAGGGAAGGCCTCTGCAAGCACATCCACTGGGAGGAGCCTCACAGTGATGGTCCTCTCGTCCTCAATGGCCACATTGATGCTGTAGCCTGCAGGGATGATCCTGGACACCTCCTCCCTGATGATGTCCACCAGGGGCCTAAGGCCATCAGTCACTGGCATGGGCTTCCTCCCACTTCCTTGCCTCCTCCCTCTGGGCTGCAATTGTCTCTGGGCAGGCCTTCCTGAACACCTGCCTCCACTGGGCAGGGCTCGTGTCCTCCTGGGAGAACAGGCCCTCCTTCAGGTCTGCTGCCTTCTTGCCCCTGTAGAGGGGGTCCAGCCACTGCAGGGAGGGCTTCCACCCCCTGGCCTGCATCTCCTTCAGCACCCTGGAGTGGTACCATGCAATGCACCCCCAGGGCAGCAGCCATGCCCATGACCCTGCATTCCTGGGGCTCTTCCAGTCCCCAGACCTCACCAGGCAGACATCCCTGTGGAGTGCACAGAGAAGTGCCCCTGGCAGTGTGTGAAGCAGTTCCGGTTGCCATAGTCTCATGATGTTGGTGCCTCCTGTGTTTCCTGTCCTCCTAGTAGGGCCATGCAGGGCCATCCATCCTGTGCCATTAGGCCCCCCAAACAAGTCTGATTCATTCTGGCAGGAGGAATGATGTCATGGTGTTCCTGCAGTCACATGTAACCATGTGACTGTTAGCCCCCTTGTGCAAGTTTCTTATTACTAATACAGATTTACCTGAGGGGGCTAACACATGCCCAAAACAAGCTAAAAATGGCAATTCTGTGCCTGCCTGGGGCTAACACCTGGGGAACAGGTCCCTGTGCTTGCACCTGAATACCCTCTCTGCACCTGTTAGGGCCTGCCCAGAGGCCATCTTGGCCAGTATTTCCCCTGCCCTCTCCATGTTCCTGTCCAGTGCAGCATCCCCCTGCACATGCTTCTGCTGGAGCCCCTTCTCCTCCCTTGTGAATGGATGCAGCAGGGGCCTCCCTTCATTGAGGGCAAGGAGTGCCCTGTCCTCCATGAGCATCCTCCTGATGGACCTGAGTGCAGATGCCTTCAGCCTGTCCTCCTCCCTCAGAACCTTCTGCAGGAGCCTCTCCTGCTCAAGCCTGCCCTGGCAGGATGCAATGCCCCTGGCCAGGAGCCTCATGCACACATGCCTCCTGAGGGCCCTGTTGGTGCATGTCCTGCCCCTCAGCCTGTCACCCAGTTCCTCTTCAAGGATGGCCAGGCCAATCCTGTTGACCTGGCCTGTCCTTGGGTCAGATATGGACATGAGGGCATTCATTGCCATTGTGTTGACTGCAGAGCACACTGCAGTGAGCATTGTGTCTGGGCATGTTGACATGCCAAGGGCCCTGGCCACTGCTGACTTCACTGCAGAGTGGGTCAGTTTCCTGCCTGTCAGGTGTACATACAGGGCTGCATTCCATGTCACAGCCCTGGCCAGTGCCCAGCAGGAGACAGCCCCCCACCTTGCCAGGTGCATGGACCCTCCCCTGTCCCTCTTCATTGATGGCCTGAACCACAGTGTTCTGTGCTCATGCTCATATCCAACAGCACTGGCCCATTCCTTGTTGGTCAGGGGGACCTGCTTGAGCCCTTCCCCTGACAGCAGGAACCCAGGGACCTCCCCTTCAAGGAGTTCCAGGTTCCTCTCGTTTGTCTCTGTGATTTTCTGGAGGAACTCATCCCATGTCTCTGCAGTGATGTTCCTCCTGTGCAGGCATATAGCCATAAAGTCTGGCCTCCCCTGGCTTGTTGGGTATTACCCCAGCGGCATGCCAAGCCAGAGGGGCCACATGTAAATATAGACCATGCAGGGCCATCTGTCAAGGGACTTCCTGTGCCCTGAACATGAACTGCCTCTCCTGGTCCAGTGCCCAGAGCAGGAGGTCCTGGAAGGTCATGACACCCAGGGGCTCCCAGGTGCCATCCTCCAGCAGTTCAATGTAGAGGACCTGTGGCCCTTCAGCCATTGCCTCCCCCAAGGTACTTGCTGATCCCATCCAGTGTCTCCCTGAGATTCTCCTCCACTGTCCTGCCAAACTTCAGGAGGATGTCCCTGTTGTCCTCTGCAAACTTCCTGGCCACTGCTGCATCCTGGGTGTACCTGTACTCCATGGTGGTCCCAGTGCTGGAGTCTGCACCAATCCTGCAGTCCCTGGGCATGCAGACGAGCCCCTGGTTCTCCATGGCCACCCTGATCATGCTGTCCAGTTTCTTCTGGATGGTGGGCCACTTCAGGGATGCACTGAACTTGATGCCAGCCAGGCAGGTGTTCTCCTGCCATCCGGTAAGCCCAGGGACCTTGCCAGGGAAGTGCCTCACCTCAACCCTGAGGGAGGTGTTTGCAGAGGTGCCATTCCTCCTGTAGACCACGTTTGCAGTGACCTTCACAAGGGCATGCCTGATGCCACAGGTGGCCCATTCCTTGCTGCACCCATTGAGCCTTACTTGCTCATCGCTATGCACCACATGGTACATCTGTGCATAGGTGCAGACCTTGCCCTGGTAGTGCTCCCTGATGTACTGGTTGCACTTGTCACATATCTGGTTGATTTCCTGTTCTGTCATGGTGGTATTCTCTTTGATGGTGTGGAGTGGTTATGCTATAAAGATACATTCTGGAGGGGAGGGTGGAACTTACAAAATGCTTATATTTTGCTTACAGGGAGGGGCAAAACTTACAAAAATGTAAGTTTTTGAGGCATTATTTACAAATGTTTACATTTTGTGGGGGCGTACACCCCGTGGAAAATGTCAAAAACCCTGTTTTGTCATGATTTTATGACACTGTCACAAAAAGATGACAGCCTCAAAAATCCCTGTGAATGTAAGCAAAAAATAAGTTATATTTAGGGCATGGCTACAACAAGGACAGCATCTTCAAGGCCCAGGGCCATCAGGAAGGACACCAGGGCATTCCCCAAGGTGAAGCAGGCATACAGGCTCCCACAGGGGCTCCAGGCAGAGGACATGTTCCCTGACTGGAAGGATGCAGGTGCCACCCTCCCAGAGGTCTACTTCGCAGTGGAGTATCTCACCAATGGGTTTGATGCCTCCAGGGCATACTCCACAGTGTTCCCTGCAGGCACCAGGAGGAAGGCAACCTGGGGAGGGGCTGCATGGCTCAGGAGGCCCACAGTCCAGCACCTGCTGTCCTCCTACACATCTGCATGGCTCAGGGGCAGGATTGCCTACCTGGAGAAGGAGATCATGGACACCACTGTGGCCAGGGCATTCTATGACCCCTCCATGTTCCTGAGGCCTGATGGCTCCCCTGCCTTTGATAGGTGGGAGGACATCCCAGAGGTCTTCAGGAGGTGCATTGAGGGCATTGATGTGAAGTTCTGGGGCAAGGATGCCACCAGGCAGAGCATCACCTACACCCTTGCAAACAGGGGGGATGCCCTGAAGCAACTCACACAGATCCTCTCCCTCATCAAGGAGGGCATGGCAGGCAAGGAGAAGGAGTCTGCCACAATGACACCTGACACAGAGATGCTGCTGTCCACCATCTTCTCCCAGGGCAGGCAGGTTGACAGGAGGCTCCCCTCCCAGAGGGCTGCAGCCCCTGTCCAGCAGGAGCCTGTCCAGCAGGAGGCGACTGTCATCAGGGGGCTTGGCTGACCATGGCATTCAACTGGACACCAGAACTGGTTGCAAGGGTGAGGGACTACCCCCACCTCATTGGCCACATGGTGGGGAAGGACAAGTTGACAGCCATGCACTCTGACTGGTGCAAGATGGTCTGGGACTCCCCTGGTGGGGAGCACTGCAGCCTCATGGCGCACAGGGGTGCCTACAAGACCACTGCCATCACAGAGGTTGGCATCATCTACTACCTGCTGTTCCACCCTTCAGAGAGGATTGCCCTCATCAGGGAGAACTGGACAGAGGCTGCCAAGACACTTGAGACCATCAAGCACTACATGAAGGTGGATGCCATCAGGAGCCTCTTCACCTACCTGCATGGCCATGAGCCCAAGGAGGTCAGGAGCCCCTTTGGGTCTGTCACATACTCCTTCAAGAGGAGCATCACAAAGGAAGGCTCCATTGATGCCTATGGCATCAACCAGGTGCCCACAGGCTCCCACTATGACAGGATTCTCTGCGATGACATCATCACCATCAAGGACAGGCTCTCCAGGGCCCACAGGGAGATGGTGAAGCAGGGTGTGCTTGAGATCATGACCAACATCATTGACCCAGGCAAGTCTGTGCTCTTTGTGGGCACCCCCTGGCACCATGATGATGCCTGGTCCATGAGGAACGAGGAGAAGGAACTCATCATCCCAGAGGCCTGGAAGTTCAGGCCAGAGGACACCAACATCCTCTCCCCAGAGGAACTTGCAAGGAAGAGGGCGACCACCACTGCCTCCCTGTTTGCTATCAACTACAATCTGGACACCTCTGTCAAGGATGAAGGGCAGGTGTTTGATGACCCTGTGTATGGCCCATGGGACTGGACTGTCAGGCCCACCAGGGTCTATGGCCACATGGATGCTGCCTGGGATGGCACCTGCACCAATGCCTTCACTGTCATGGCACAGAGGCCTGATGGCAGGATTCATGCATGGGGCAAGGTCTACCCTGGCACCTTCCAGGAGTGCAAGATGGATGTGGCCAGGGAGTGCAGGGAGAGGAGGGTCAGGAACTTCTACATGGAGAAGAACCCAGACAAGGGCATGGCAGGAGGGGAACTCAGGAAGGTCCCCCAGTTCCCTGCTGTCCACCTCTACTCAGAATCCATGAACAAGGACATCAAGATTGTCTCATTCCTCAAGAAATACTGGCAGAACATAATCTGGGACCCAGGCACTGACCCTGAGTACATGAACCAGGTGATGGACTACAGGCCAGGGCAGGACCCAAGGGATGCACCTGACTCCGCTGCATCCCTGCTGAGACAGGCAATTTACAAGGGCGGGGGCCCCTCTGCCCTCTTCAGGCTATAAAGGAGAAAAACATGCTGAAGCTATCATCTCTCTTCAGGCTGGATGGATGGAAGAACATCTTCTCTGGCATTGGCACAAACAGGGACAAGTCCACCATCACAGAGAATGTGGTGCCAGGCTTCCCCAGGCTCATTGACATCCAGTTGCAGGGCCTCTACTACTCTGACGGAAGAATCCAGAACGTGGTGGACATCCCTGCAGAGAAGATGGTCCAGAACGGTTTTGAGGTGGAGGGGGATGACGGCACCCTCTACAAGGCCTACGATGACCTGGGAGGCCCTGCAGCCTTTGCTGAGGCCATCAGGTGGACAAGGATGCTGGGAGGTGCTGTCATTGTCCTGGACATTGAGGGTGCAGGTGACTGGGCACAGCCCTGGTACCCTGGCAAGGGTGCTGGCAAGATCAGGTCCCTCAGGGTCTACCCCAGGAGCAGGGTGGAACTGGGCCTCATGGAGACTGTCTCCATGCCTGAGTCTGTGTACTTTGAGAACTACGAGAGGTACATCATCAGGACAGCCATGGGTGGCACCTTCACAGTGCATGCCTCCAGGGTCCTTGTCTTCAAGAGCACCACCAGGGTGGACATGGAGTTCCCTGGCTGGCTTGACTATGAGAGGTTCTGGGGCCTGTCAGCCATCTACAAGGGACTTGAGGATGCCCACAACTTTGGCCTCACCTCCAAGGGCACTGCACACCTCACCCAGGAGTGCTCCATTGGCAAGTACAGGCTCACCAATCTTGAGCAGTTGGTGGCTGAGGGTGACTGGAAGTCCCTTGATGACAGGATGACTGCCATTGACATGCAGAAGAGCATCATCCATGGTGTGATGCTTGGGGAGGGTGAGGAGTACACCAGGGAGAACTTCTCCTTCACTGGCCTCCCAGAGGTCTGGGACAGGCAGATGATGGCAGTGGCTGGCTCCTACAGGATACCTGTCACCCAGTTGTTTGGCAGGTCTGCAGCAGGCATGAATGCCACTGGGGAGGGGGACGAGGACAACTTCAACACCTACATTGCAGGGCTGCAGAAGGTCCAGTTGCTGCCACCCCTCCTCAAGTTCATGACCATGCTCAACATGGAACTTGGCATTGTGAAGACAGAGGGTGACCAGAAGTTGACCATTGACTTCCTGCCCCTCTCCAAGAGGGACCAGTTGAAGGATGCCCAGGTCAAGGAGGCCATCTCCAGGGCAGACAGGAACTATGTGGAGTCTGGGATACTCAGCCCTGACGACATCATCAGGAACAGGTTCCTGGGTGGCTACAATACCGAGACATCCGTGGACGAGTCTGCACTGGCTGACCTCCCCGCAGGGGAAGGGGAGGCCTAAGTGGACCCCACCAGGCAGTTCATCACAAGGCTCTCCCAGTCAGGTGGCATGACCAGGACCAGGCTGAGGAGGCTCAAGGCCAGGAGGTGGAAGTACCCGCTCTCCCTTGAGAGGCAGTACACAGCCTCCATCTCCAGGTACCTCTCCAGGCAGTGGAAGGAATATGCAGCCATGGCCACCAGGATGATGGTGCCCAGGGCTGATGCTGTGGAGGACCTCTCCCCACTCCCTGGCACCACAGGCCCTGCCCTCGGTGCCATCATGAACATTGCCTCCTCCCTTGATGATTTCAACAGGAAGGAGATGGATGCCTTCAGGAAGATTGCTGTGGGTGAGGCATTCCAGGAGGATGAGCCCTGGGTGAAGTCCGTCCTGGACACCTGGTCCAGGGAACAGGTCAGCCTCATCACCAAGGCATCCCAGGATATGAGGGATGCTGTGGCCAGGAGGGTCAGAGATGGTGTGAAGGAGGGCCTCACTGGCAAGGACATTGAGAGGATGGTGATGCAGGAGATGCCTGGCATATCCTTCAGGAGGGCCAGGGTCATTGCAAGGGACCAGGCCTCCAAGTTGAATGCATCCCTCACACAGGGCAGGATGGCTGATGCTGGCCTCTCCACCTACATCTGGGATACAGCCCAGGACGAGAGGGTGAGGGGCAACCCTGGGGGCAGGTACTCCAAGGCCATCCCCAGCCACTGGGAGATGCAGGGCAAGATCTGCAGGTGGGATGACCCCACTGTGTGTCTTGATGACAATGGGGAATGGGTCAAGAGGCCCCCGACTGCCCCATACTTCCACCCTGGCATGGCCATCATGTGCAGGTGTGTGGCACTCCCCAACTGGCAGGAACTTGAAAGTGTGACAGGTTCTGGGCTCCCTGCTGTTGAGCCAGTAGCCATGCCAGCAGCAGTGGAGCCTGCACCTGTGGTGGCAGATGATGCTGCCAGGGTCAGGGAGACAGTGCAGAACATCACAGACACCCTTGTGAAGAAGAAACTGCTCCAGGCACAGTTCTCTGCAGAGTATGCACAGGACCTGGCCCAGTACCTGAACAGGCTCCCTGAAGGCTGGAGGGCAGCATGGATGGAGACAGCATCCACAACAAAGTTGAGGTCCAAGAGGTCTGCAGGCAGGTCATTCTTTGACCCAGAGACAGGGGACATCTCCCTTACCTCTGCCAGGTACACCACCATTGTCCATGAGATGGCCCATGCAACCATGGCAAGGCTCTCAGATCCTGCATGGCTGGAGAGGATGTATGCAGGCCTGGAGGCCAAGGGTGGCATCTATGCCAGGTATGCAGACAGGTTCAGGCAACTGAATGGCTCCAACTTCAGGGACAAGGCCATCCAGGTGAAACTGGGTGAGAAGATGAGGAAGGAATGGCTGGATGGCCTTGCTGAGAAGATGAGGGGTCTGACTACAGATGACAGGCTGGCCATCCTGGAGTCCACCCTCAGTGAGCATGGCATTGAGACCACCAGCACCATCAGGGCTGTTGTCAATGACTGGATGGGGCTCTCAGGTAAGCCAGACATACTGCATGTGGCTGGTCACTCTGGCAACTACAGGCAGGGGATGGCCAGTCTGGCACAGACCTCGGGGGCATTCAGTATCCAGGAGTCACTTGATGTTGCCCTGTCCACAGAGGCTGGTGCAGAACTGATGGAACTGGCAGCCACAGAGAATGGCCTGAAGTTCCTCAGGGCCTTCCTGCCTGATACCCTTGAATTTTTTGAGAAGGAGATACTTGGACTATGACACTGGAAGACTTCATCCTATCAACAGATGTGCAGGCCTGGCTCAATGACAATGGGTACGGCAACATGGGAATCTATCCTACAGGGGAACCATTTGTGGAGATTGATGGCTCTGTCTACTTATTTGATGTGACCCCAGAGGAGTTCCAGCAGTTGCTGCAGGACTCTGTGGACCAGGATCAGGACTTCATCACACCCCATAGGATTGAGGATGAGCAGGATGAGGACAGCCTTGTCATCCCTGTAATCTGACATTTTTGTCTGTTTTTCTGTGCCTACTGGCACATTGCTGCCAGGTTTCGTACATTTTTCTTACATTTTTGTTATTTTTCACTCATTTTTTATTTATATTTAGGACATGGTTAACAAGAACACACTCAGCAGTGCAGCACAGACCAGGGTGGACTGGTATGATGATGCCATTGACTATGCCATCAGGCCTGCAGAGAAGACTCCAGAGGGCTTCCTGGTGGCCAGGGCCCCTGTCACCTCCATTGGTGTCTTCACCTACAGGAACCCAGACGGCTCCCCCAGGAGGGAGTTGAGGCTCCCAGAGGAAGTGTTTGCAGAGGACTCCCTTGAATCCCTGAAGATGAAACCACTGACCCTGCTCCACCCAGATGGTGCAGTGACCCCAGAGAACATTGGGCAACTGCAGGTAGGATCTGTGGGCAGTGATATCACCACTGACAGCTACAGGGTGTATGTGTCCCTGAGTGCCACCAAGCAGGATGGCATTGATGCAGTGGAGAATGGATCTGCAAGGTCCTTGTCCTGTGGGTACAACTGTGACATTGAGTGGACCTCTGGCACCTGGATGGGCATGGACTATGACTGCATCCAGAGGAACATCAGGTACAACCATGTGGCCCTCGTGCCTGTCCCCAGGGCAGGTGACGGCAATGCCATCAGGATGGACTCTGCTGGCATCCCTGGTCTCCCCGACCTGAACAAGCATGACAACAAAACAAGAGAGGAAGACATGAGTCTCAAGACCATTCACCTTGATGGGGCTGACTATCAGGCTGAGCCCCAGGTAATTGCAGCCTATGACAAGGCATCTGCCAGGGCAGACAGCCTTGAGAAGGAACTCAATCAGGCCAGGGAAGATGGCAAGAAGGCCCTTGATGGGGCCCTTGCTGGCAAGTCTTCTGCAGAGGCAGAGAGGGACTCCTACAGGGAGAGGCTTGATGCCATGGAACAGGACATGCCCAACAAGGTTGCAGCCGCTGTCAAGTCCAGGCTCACCCTCTGTGGCCAGGCCCAGAAGGCTGGTGTGGAAGTCAGGGATGACATGTCTGACATGGACATCAAGAAGGCTGTCATCCTGAAGAAGTTCCCCACTGCCAACCTTGATGGCAAGGATGACTCCTACATCCTCAGCAGGTTTGACTGTGCCTGTGAACTCATTGCAGCAGATGCAGAGGCACAGAGCAGGAAGGATGCTGCCGAAACTACTCCCCACAACGTAAACCCCACTGCACAGGAACAACTTGAGGCATCCAGGAAGGCATACAATGCCAGGATGGACTCTGCCTGGCAGGATAACCCCAAAAAGTAAGGAGGCATGAACATGTCTGCATACGGAAATATGGATAAGGGCCTGCCTGGTGAACTGGTGGGTCTCACTGTCACCCACCAGATTGACTCCAGGATGGCCAAGGGCCCCGTGCCCTTTGGTGCCATTGTGTTTGGCACTGGTGATGGTGAACAGGTTGAAGTGGCTGGTGACTCTGCTCCCCTTGGCATTGCTGCCAGGACTGCATTGGACACCCCTGAATACCTTGACAAGGACACTGTCAATGTGGTCAGGTCTGGCAAGGTCTTTGGTGTGGCTGGTGAAGCCATCACTGCTGATGCTGAAGTCTCTGTCAATGGCAGCACTGGCAAGATCATTGCCAAGACCTCTGCTGCTGCAGGTGCAAAGAGGACTGTGACCATCACTGTGGCCAATGCCTCTGCTGCCAGCAAGGTTGTCAGTGTGTTTGTTGGTGACAAGGGCATCCAGGTGAACACCACCGATGACCTCAAGTCCGCTAATGATGTGGCTGCCGCCATCAAGGCAGGCCTTGATGCACTGGACATCCCGTTTGTGGCCAGTGTGGCCAGTGCAGTTGTCACCCTCACTGCCAAGGCGAAGGGTGCTGCTGCCAATGATGTGGCAGTGACTGGCTCCACCACTGACTCCACCCAGACCATCACGGTGGCCAATGGCACCTCTGGTGCCGATGCCATCCTGAACCCTGGATGGTTCGCCCGTTCCACTGCTTCCCAGGCCAATGACCTTGTCATTGTGGACCTCGGCTAAAAGGAGAAAAGAATCATGAATCCGACGAACACCAACGAAATGAGGCTGGATGAAGGGGAGCAGGTCTTCTTTGACCAGCAACTGGCACTTGTCAAGTCCCGCACCTATGATGTGGAACACAAGGCCCTCAAGGCCCTCACCCTGCTCCCTGTGAGCACTGAACAGGACCCTGGTGCCACCCACATCATCTACAGGTCCTATGACAAGGTTGGCATGGCCAAGATCATTGCTGACTATGCCAATGACTTCCCCAGGGCAGACATTGGTGGCATTGAGCACTCCAGCCCTGTGAAGGACCTGGGTGTCTCCTATGGCTACAGCGTCAAGGAGATCAGGAGGGCCCAGAAGGCTGGTGTCGCTCTTGATGCCAAGAGGGCTGAGGCTGCCAGGAGGGCCATTGATGAGAAGCAGGACACCATTGCCTGGAAGGGTGATGCCAAGTCTGGCCTGCCTGGATTCTGGAACCATGAGGGCATCACGGAGTACACTGCTGCCATGAATGCTGGCAACACCTCCAGGGCCTGGGCTGACAAGACTGCAGATGAAATCCTTGCAGACTTTGCTGGCCTCATCACTACTGCCCCTGAGTCCACCAACGGCATTGAACAGCCGGACACTGTCATCCTCCCGTTGTCCCTCTACAACAAGTTGATGACCACTCCCTATGGCACCAACAGGGACAAGACCATCATGGGCTTCATCAGGGAAAACTTCCCGCAGATCACCAGGATTGACTGGGTGGCTGACCTGGCCACTGCAGGTGCTGGTGGCACCTCCAGGGTTGTGGCCTATGCCAGGGACCCGTTGAAGGTTGAAGTCCAGATCCCGCAGAGGTTTGAACAGATGCCGCCACAGTTGGATGGCATGGTGTATGACATCTGCTGCCTCCAGAGCACTGGTGGCACGCTGGTCTACTACCCCATGTCCGTTGTCTTCTGTGACGGGCTCTAGTTTTCTCTCCTGTGAGAAAGACCCCTGACAGACGGGGACAAATAGTCTGTCAGGCTTTTACAGGGGTGCATGGTCTTGCCCAGGCCCTGCACCCCTTTTCTTAACCATGGGCAAGCAAACAACAACCACAGGAGTTGAAATATGCTGGTGAATTACAAGAAGGCCAATGTCCTTGCAGTTGAACGTGGAGTTGGCAAGTCCAAACTCATCCTTGAGCCTGGCATCAATGTCATTGAAGATGGCATTTGGGAATCTGCCAAGAACAATCTGTCTGGCCACATCAAGGCCGGCACTGTTGTCCCCATCTACAAGGTGGAGAAGCAGAAGGTCAAGGAGAAGGTCAAGGAGAAGGTCACAGGCAAGGATGGCAAGGTGACAGAGAAGGAAGTGGAGAAGGAAGTTGAGAAGGAAGTCAATGTCCCCTGCACCCCTGATGACATCCCTGCAGACAAGATTGATGGTGTCATTGAGGACATTGTCACTGAGGGCCAGGCTGACAAGTTTGTCAGTGCTGCCACCAAGGAATCCGTCAGGGCCAAGGGCATGAACAGGAAGAACAAGATTGCCGAGGAACTGAAAGACAGGGAACCCAAGAAGTAAGAGGGACAGCACACCATGGCAGCCACCGAACTCTCCATCCAGCAGTACATCCAGGCAGTGGCCCCTGCACTCATGCAGGACCCTTCCCGTGATGTCTACATCCAGATGGCAGAGGAGAGGACCAGCAGGCAGTTCTATGGCCCCAAGTACAACCATGCAGTGGCCCTCATGGCTGCACACATTGCCTTCAGGCTTGGTGCAGGCACCATGGGTGCTGGTTCTGGCAGTGCAGAGGGAGGCTCCACAGGCTCCATCTCCTCCAAGAGGGAAGGAGACCTTGCTGTCTCCTACGGCTCTGGTGCAGTGACAGCCACTGCAGGCCTTGGTGACACTGACCTGTCCCAGTCCAGGTGGGGCCTCATGCTCCTGGCACTCAGGAAGGGCTGCAAGCCCTTCATTGGTGTCATTGGTGGATGCAGGAGGTGACATGTCCGCTACCTTTGAGCACAGGGACCTTGGCAGGAAGGCCATAGAGAGGGAGGTCAGGCTCTCCAGGAAACTGGTGGCCCTGGTTGGCATTCCTGGTGATGCAAGGAACCCTGTGGATGCAGATGGCAAGCCTGCACAGATCAACATGGCATCCCTTGCCTACATCATGGAGAAGGGCAGCCCTGTGAACAAGATCCCTGCCAGGCCCTTCATGGAACAGACCAGGCAGAGGTCCATGAAGAAGGTCATGGGCCTCATGGCAAGTTTGCAGAAGGCCATCTCCAATGGCACCCTCACTGCCATGGCTGCCATCAAGAAACTTGGTGCAGCCTATGAGGGGGAGATGAAGGCCATCTTCACAACTGGGACCTTTGAACGCAATGCTGACATCACTGTCAGTGGTGGGTGGATGAGGAACAAGGTCTCTGGCAAGGCATTCAAGGTCAGGGGCAAGGGCAGCAGCAGGCCCCTCATTGACACAGGAAGGCTCAGGCAGTCCATCATCTACAAGGTGGCCAAGGTATGAGCACTCTGTTCCCACATGCAATACAGGTCATCCACAGGACTGGCTCCAGGGTGAATGGCAGATGGGTGGGGACCTCCACAGAGGCCTCCATCACTGGCTCTGTCCAGCCCCTGAATGGCAGGGACCTCCAGTTCCTCGCAGAGGGCAGGAGGGACACAGGCCTTGTGAAGATCTACTGCAACACAGAACTTGCAGTCAGCACAGAGGGCTCCAACACCAGTGGGGATGTTGTTGTGTGGTCAGGCAAGGAGTGGGAAGTCATCCAGGACCTGGAATACTCCAATGGGCTGATTGACCACTTCAAGTACATTGCTGCATACATTGGCCCACATGTTGTCAAGAAGGAGGAGGGGAAGTGAGTGCCTTGACTGCATCAACCCTCTGGGATGCCCTGCATGACTGGGCCACCTCTGTCCTTGGCGGCAATGTTGAGGTCACACCCAGCCACGAGGATGCACCCAGTCCTGACAGCATGTACATCTGCATTGGGTATGCTGGCTCCTGGAGGCTTGCAGGCACAACTGCATCCAGGATGCTTGCAGATGATCCCCAGGCAGTGGACCCCAGGGTCTATGTCTACAAGGGGACTGTGCAGGTCAGGGAAGTTGACGGGGAAGGGGATGCACTGATGCTCCTCCTGGAATCCCTGGAGACCCCAGAGGTGCAGGCTGCATTCAGCACTGCAGGCATCTCTGTCCTGAGGTCAACTGGCCCCACTGCCATGCCTGCCCTGCAGGGGAGTGAGTGGAGGAGGGAATCCCTCCTTGAACTTGAGATGTCATGGGCCAGGGCCTATGCTGGCACCACACTCACAATTGAGTCTGTGGGCATCCAGCAGGTGGATGGCTCAGGACAAGTGCTGAGAGATATTGAGGTGGACTCTGGGTGGGCACCACCCCCTCCATCTCCACAGGAAGAGGAAACTGCCCAGGGAGGCAGCAATGATGGCCAAGTTTAACCGAACAAATGGAGGCACCACATGGCCCTTAAAGACATAGTCAACGTGAACATCACAAGGCAGACCACCTCTGTGGCAGTGGCTGCCTTCAACATCCCGTTGATTCTTTCTACTTTTGCCACATCCAAGACCACCACAGCCTTCACAAGGGCCAGGGCCTATGGCTCCCTGGCAGAACTTGTTGCAGACGGCTGGGCAAGCACAGATGCAGTCTACAAGATTGCCAATGCCATCTTCATGCAGAACCCCACTGTGTCCAAGGTGGTGGTTGGCAGGGCTGACTCTGGTGATGCCACTGTTGCTGCAAGCCTTGCAGCCATCCAGAACGAGGATGACTCCTGGTATGGCCTGGCAGTTGACCAGGCAATGGTGGATGACTTTGAGGACATTGCTGCCTGGACAGAGTCTGCCAAGAGGCTTGCTGCATTCTGGATCACCGATGCAGATGCCTATGATGGCACCAAGACCACAGACTTGGCCAGTGTGCTGAAGTCTGCATCCTATGACAGGTCCATTGTCATCTGGCACGCCCAGCCCTCCTCTGGGGCTGACTATCCTGATGCTGCATGGATGGGCGAGGGCTTCCCCTATGAACCTGGCAGCAGCACCTGGGCCTACAAGACCCTCAAGGGTGTGAAGGCAGACTCCATCACTGCTGCCCAGGAGGCTGTCCTCAAGAACAAGAACTGCAACTACTACATGGTGGTGGGTGGTGTCCCTGTCACCCAGGAGGGCAAGGTTGCCTCTGGTGAGTGGATTGACATCATCATTGGCACTGACTGGATTGAGGCCAGGCTCAGGGAGGCTGTATTCTCTGCCCTGGTCAACAACAGGAAGGTCCCCTTTACTGATCCTGGCATCACTGTCATTGAGGGCCTTGTGAAGGGTGTCCTCAAGCAGGCTGCTGCTGCAGGCATCATCCAGGAAGACAGCATTGTGGTGACTGTGCCCAAGGCTGCTGATGTGCCCCAGGCCGACAGGACCAACAGGTACCTGCCTGACATCAAGTTCCAGGCACTCTACCAGGGTGCCATCCAGAGGACCACCATCAACGGCACAATTTCTGTGTAAAAAGGAGGCTGAATCATGGCAATTCCCGATATTGGAGTGAAAACATTTGACCCGAAGATGGTCGTGGTCACCTTCGGCACCATTCCCATCTCTGGCTATGCAGCAGGCACCTTCGTCTCTGTCAGGCCCTCTGGTGCAGCCTTTGGCAAGTCCAAGGGTGCTGGGGGAGATGTTGAGAGGATCAACAGGAACCAGGCAGACTACGAGGTGTCCATCACACTGCAGCAGACTGCAGCAGTGAATGCTGAACTCTCTGCAGTCCTTGCTGCAGACCAGGTGACCAATGCAGGGGTGTTCCCCCTCACTGTCAAGGACCTGCTTGGCAAGACCCTGTTCTTTGCTGCCCAGGCCTGGATTCGTCAGGCACCCGACATGGAGGAGAGCGATGACCTCTCCACCAGGGAGTGGGTGTTTGACACTGGCATTGCTGCCAACCTCGTAGGAGGTAACTAAAGATGCTCTCCCCGATTACTAAAGAAATCAGTGGATTCTCTGTCCACTTCAGGCCCCTTCCTGCAACCAGGGCATTTGTCCTGGCCAAGAAGGTTGGCTCCCTTGTGCTCCCTGTGCTGAAGGGGATTGACCTGGATGACCTCAAGTCCGAGGTTGACCTGCACTCCCTCATTGACAGTGTGGTGGGTGCCCTGACCAGCCTGACAGATGAGCAGGCTGTCCAGTTGGTTGTTGAGTCCCTCAGGGGCTGCACCATCACCGCCCCTGGCTGCCCTGCCATTGAAGTGCAGGACAGTGCAGCAGTTGATGCAGCCTTCCAGGGTGAACTTGAGGCCATGTACCTGATTGTGCTGGAGGCCTGGAAGTACAACAAACTGGCCCCTTTCAGGTTGGCGGCTTCCTTTGGGTTCCAGATGAAACAAACAGATGGCTCAGGAGAAGCCGCAGGCACTCAGCAGAAGTCTGGGAAAAAATTGGCAATGTCGGGAGCCTCTCCAGAGAAGTAGAGGACATGTGGCCCATCCTCAGGCTGGTGGTTGATATGGGTCAGCCCCTGTCAGAGGTTGAACAGTGGGACCTGGAGGACATCAGGAACTTCAATGCCATCCTTGACATGAGGAGGGACTGTGAAGGTGCTGCAGATGCCTACCAGGCTGCACAGGTCAAGCAAGCAACTGCACAGCAGCAAGGAGGCAGGTAGATGGTCATTGAGGAACTGTACACCAGGCTGGGATTCCAGGTTGACCCCAAGGGGCTTGACAAGGGCAAGCAGATGCTCTCATCCTTCAAGAAGTGGGTGGGAGGCCTTGCCATTGGTGCTGGCTTCACAATGCTTGCAAGGACAGGCATTGAGGCAGCCATGTCCATGGAATCCCTCACTGCCCAGTTCAATGTGATGGCAGGATCTTCAGAGAGGGCTGCAGCACTCATCAAGGACATCTCTGACTTTGCAGCCAGGACACCCTTCAGCAAGATGGGGCTGGCAGAGGCTGGCAAGACCCTGATGGCATTCGGCATGCAGTCAGAGTCTGTCATCCCCACCCTCCAGATGCTGGGAGATGTGGCTGGTGCAGACCAGAATAGGCTCAAGTCCCTTGCCCTTGTGTTTGGCCAGATCCAGTCCACAGGCAGGCTGATGGGACAGGACCTCCTGCAACTCATCAACCAGGGATTCAACCCTCTCACTGTCATCAGCAAGCAGACTGGCATCTCCATGGCAGACCTCAAGAAGGCCATGGAACAGGGTGCCATCTCTGCAGACATGGTGACTGCTGCATTCAGGGCAGCCACCTCAGAGGGTGGCCTCTTCTACCAGAACCTGAAGAAGCAGAGTGAGACACTGGCAGGCAGGCTCTCCACCCTCAAGGATAACTTTGTCACTGCCCTCCAGAACATGGCAGAGGCATTCCTCCCTGTCATGAAGGCTGCAGTGGATGTCCTGATTGCATTTGACTGGGCACCCATTGTGGGCATGGTCCAGGATCTTGCCTCTGTGCTCTACACAATACCAGATGTCCTGGATGACATTGTCACCTGGGCCAAGAGGCTTGCACCCCTCCTGCTCATAGCATTTGGGCCCAGGATACAGGGTGCCATCCTCAAGTACATTGCAGGGATCAAGGGTGCCACTGCTGCATCCTCTGCCTTTGCAGCCATCCAGGCAGTCATCCAGAGGGCAGCCCTGGCCTCTGGTGCAGCCATGAACTACCAGGTGACAGCCATGGGGCTCATGAAGAGTGCCTTCTTCTCCATCAAGATGGCAGGTGTGGGTGCATTCAAGGCAATAGGCATGGCCATGAAGACAGCCCTGGGACCAATAGGTGTGGCACTCATGGCCATTGAAGGGTTTGTTGAGGCCTACAACTGGCTGCAGGACAGGTCCAGGGCAAAGGCCACAGAGCAGCAGAAGGCCAATGCCAGGGCCTTCATTGAGCAGCAGAAGGCACAGGGCAAGACTGCAGAGCAGGTCCTCCAGGAACAGGTGGGCCAGCAGGAAGGCAGGAAGGCCAGGCTCCAGAACCTCCAGTGGGCTGCAGCCCAAGGAGGTGAGGCAGGTGCCAGGGCCTCCAGGGAACTCATGGCCACCCAGGCAGAGACCAACAGGCAGGCCTCCTTTGTGCATGCCCTCCAGGAGGTGTACAGGGACATGACTGGCCTGGAGTTCAAGGTGAAGTCTGGTGCAGTGAGGGCACCTGGGATGTCCAGTGACACCACTGAACTCAAGAAGGCCTTTGCAGACATTGAGAAGGCCCTGAGGGAGTCTACAGATGCAACCAGGAAGCAGACAAGTGCCACCAAGGAGAACACCAGGGCCCAGGAGAAGTTTGACATCTCTGCCCTCTCCAGGCAGGCCTTTGATGCTGCATTCAATGTGAAACTGAGAGAACTGACACTGGGGGCCATAGGATGATCAGTGTAATTGGAGCTATTGCCCAGGCCATCACTGGGAGGACTGAACTGCCACAGCACACCTGCCTGTTCTACAGGAAGGATGGCTACTCTGTGGGGGAGGTTGACCTTGACCTGATCCTTGAGGAGAACCACTCCAAGGATGCAGTGGTCACCGAGAACCCCCTGCAGGATGGCAGGGCAGTCTCTGATGGGATCTACCTGATGCTGAGGGAGGGCTCCCTTGTGGGCCTTGTGTCCAACCACTCCCTGAAGCATGCCACCCCTCCTGATGTGCAGAATGCAGAGGCACTCCTTGAGGAGGCAGAGGATGCCACCCTGGAGAACAGGGCAAGGCAGGCATGGGAGTCTCTCAAGGCCCTCATGGATGCCAGGCAGACTGTCACCATTGTCACCGCCCTTGAGGTCTATGACAATGTGGCAGTGACCCACATTGAGACACAGAGGGATGGCACCACAGGGGATGCCCTGGCCATCCAGGTGTCCTTCAGGCAGGTGCAGACAGTCCAGTTGAAGGAGGACAGGGTCATGGCCCAGGTCAACCCTTCAGACATGGACAGCGCCATCAACAGGCTGGCCTCTGTCGGCATGGACAATGGCCAGAGGGTGGGTGGACAGCCCTCCGAGGCTGACATGCAGCAACTTGTACCAGGGAGGCAGTAGTGCTCAGGATTCCATTCAGTTCAACACAGAGTGCAGACCAGTCCCTGAAGGTGCTCATCCCAGAGAGGCAGGTGATTGGGCTCAGGCTTGTCTGGAACAACAGGGCCTCTGGCTGGGATGTGGAGGTCTCCTCTGATTCTGGCTCCCTTGGGTTCCTCAGGCTGGTCCCCTCCTGGCCCCTGCTCAGGGAGCACAGGGCCCTGTCCCCCATTGAAGGGGACATCATTGCCCTGCCACTCTCCAGCGGCTCTGGGGCACCCCTGACAGAGTACAGTGCCCTGGGGGAGTCCTGGGGTCTGTTCTGGCTGTCCCCAGAGGATGTGGCAACATGGGAGAGGGGCAATGATCTGGGGTAGGAAGGTAAGGCTGGAGGCCAGGAACAAGGAGGGGGTGCAGGTTGATGTGTCCTCCCTCAGGATTGATGCCAGGTGTGTCAGGTCCAGGGTCTTTGACGACAATGAGTTTGAGGCCACCATCCACAATGCCAGTGAGGACACTGTGAACAGGTTTCTGGCCAGGGGCACCAATGTTGCACTCTATGCAGGATACGAGAGGGGAGGGGAGCCTGGCCTCATGTACCAGGGCAACATCATTGAGTCCAAGACCTACAGGTCTGGCACTGACATCCTCACAGTGATCAGGTCCAGGTCCCTCAGGAGCCTCACAAGGCCATTCACCTGCACCCCTGTGTGCCTTGGGTTCAGGCCTGGGTCTGATGCATCCCAGGTCATTGACTCCATCTGTGCCATCCTGGGCCTTGTGCCCATAGGCAAGGAGATGGCTGCAGGTGTGAAGTTCCCCTCTGGATGGAACGAGGTGGGGACTGTGTCCAAGGCCCTCAAGAGGCTTGCACAGGACCTCAGGCCCAGGGGGCTTGGGATCTATGTGGACCTTGCTGAACTTGTTGTCTTCAGGTACTCTGGGGACTCCTCCTACACCATTGCATACCTGTCCCCAGACTCTGGCCTCCTGAACCTGCAGGACACCACAGACTACATGGCTGCAGCCCATGCAGACCTTGCATCCCTTGCAGCCAAGTCAGCAGGTGGGGAGCCTGGGCAGGTGGTGCTGAAGCCTGAGGACACAGATGATGCCTACAGGATACTAGACACCATCTTCACAGGCATGAAGAAGACATACTCTGCCAGGACCATGGTCATCCCCAAGGTCAGGCCCAATAGCCTTGTGCATGTGGCCAGTGGCAGTGTGGATGGGCTTTTTGTTGTTGACAGGATGGAGGTGACAGTGGGCAATGGCCCAGACTCCTCCTTCTGCATGGACCTTGACCTTCTGGAGGCCTGACAGATGCCAGGAATGGGAGCAGCACTAGATTCTTACATGGCAGGGGTCCTCTCTGCTGTCCACACCTCAATGCCTGCAGGGGTGGTGGAGTATGACCAGGGCAAGCACAGGGCAACAGTGAAGCCCTCTGTAAGGATGCTCATGGACAATGGCATCCAGGTTGAGATCCCAGAACTCATGGATGTCCCTGTCATCTTCCCATCCTCCCAGTTCTTTGACATGGAGTTCCCTGTTGGCAAGGGGGACATGGTCCTCCTGGTGTTCCAGGAACAGGACATCTCTGGCTGGAAGAAGGGGGATGCCCTGTCCACACCTGCCACCCCCTCCAGGTTCAGCCTGGATGCAGCAGTGGCCATCCCTGGCCTCTTTGCAAGGCCTGTGAAGGGGAAGGCCAGGATAGTTGTGGGGAGGGACGGGGTTGTCACATGGGAGGCAACCAGGATGGTGTTCAACGAGCAGGTCATCTTCAACAAGGGGGCCATCTCCAGGGATGACATCTACATTGGGCAGGGCCTGGGTCCAGGTGTGTCTGTCCTGCAGCATGTGCACCCCACAGCGGTGGGACCCACTGGTGCCCCGACACCTTCCACACCAATCCCTCCAGAGGAGCAGTAGTACAATGGCACTTGACAAGAGCACATTCAAGATGGATCTCAAGACAGACCTCCTGGCCATGGCAGCAGCCAACAAGGCAGATGGTGTCACACCAGAGGAGGCCATGGACAGGCTGGCAGGGGTGATTGCTGACAGGGTTGATGCCTACATCAAGACCCTCACCATCACCATTGCCACTGGGCTTGTCCAGGTGCAGGGCACTGCAGCAGCCCAGCAGAATGTGGTCCCAATTGTCATCACAGGGGGTGTCTCATGACACAGGGAATGTCTGGGCACCACCATGAGTGCCAGGTCTGACTGCAGGCCATGGTGGCCAGCCCAGATTTTATTACAAATATCTTACTTTTTGCTGTTGAATAAGTTATATTTACCAGAGGAGACCTCATGCAACTTGCACTGGACACTGCAACCTGGGACCTTGAACTTGACAGTGAAGGGAACATCCTCACACTGAAGGATGGATCACAGCTACTTGCCCAGAGGATACAGTGCAGGCTCCAGACCTTCAGGGGTGAATGCTTCCTTGACAGGTCCATTGGGGTGCCCTACTTCCAGGAGGTCCTGAAGAAGAGCCCAGACCTGGGAAGGATAAGGGCACTGCTGGCATCTGTCATTGCAGGTGTTGAGGGGGTCAGCAAGATTCTATCACTGGTTGTCACCCACAATGCTGCCACAAGGCACATGAGTGTGGCATTCAGGGTCCAGTCAGGTGACGGGACAATTGCACAGGGAGAAGTCTAGATGGGCATCTATGTGACAGATACAGGTCTCAAGAGGAAGACCCTCCAGGAGATCAGGGCAGAACTTGAGCAGGCCTTCAGGAATGTCTTTGGGGCAAGTTTTGAGACAGCAGTGGACAGCCCCAACGGGCTCCTCATCTCCCAACTTTCCACCACCATTGCAAGCCACTGGGAACTTGCCCAGGAGGTGTTCAACAGCAGGGACCCTGCCCAGGCCATAGGTGTGGCCCTGGACTATGCAGCAACCCTGTCCGGTGTGACCAGGAGGCAGGAGACATCCTGCAAGGTCACAGCAGTCCTCTATACAGAGGGCACCACTGCCACCATTCCTGCTGGCTCCATTGCAGAGATGCCCAGGGGCAGCAGGAGGTTCACCCTTGACATGCAGGTGGCCATCTCCAGGTCCTCCTGCAGTGAACTTGTGATTGACATGTCAGGATTCACTGGCAGCACATACACCCTGCAGTTCACCTTCGGCACTGTGACCTATGACGAGGACACCAGCCTCATTGATGCAATTGAGGCAGCAGGTGGCATTGCAGAGGAATCTGCACTTGGCATCAGGGTCACCCACTCCAGTGGCACAGTTGGCCTCCTCTCCCCAGTCCCCACAGGCTTTGTGGTGCTGGCAGGGGAGCCTGGCAACTTCACTGCAGCCATTGCAGGTGAGCAGACATGCGAGGCAGGGGAACTCACTGTCATCCCTGTGGCTGTCACTGGCTGGGACCAGGTCTACAACTACGAGGCGGGCATCCCTGGTGCCCCTGTTGAGGGGGACACTGCCCTCAGGGTCAGGAGGGCACTTGCCTCCAGGTCCATCAGGGGAAGGGGCACAGACCCTGCCATTGCTGCACACATCCAGGAGGAGGTCTTGGGTGTCACCCATGCGAAGGTGACCAGCAACAGGACCATGACCACGGACTCCCAGGGGAGGCCACCCAAGTCCTTTGAGGCACTTGTTGTTGGTGGTGACCCAGAGGACATTGCCAGGGTGATCTGGCAGAACATGCCCAGTGGCATGCAATGCTGGGGCAACACGTCCCAGGCAATCATTGACGAGGACGGGGACGAGCAGATGATATTCTTCAGCAGGCCTGTCCCCATGTACCTGTGGGTGGAGTTGACGTACCACCTGTATGACGAGGAATCTGCCCCCAGTGCAGCAGACATCAAGGCTGCAATTGTGGCCTGGGCCGAGAAGGAGTACACCCTGGGCAAGGATGTCATCCCTGACAGGGTGCTCACTGCAGTGTACCCTCCCAACCTTGATGGCATTGGGCAGGCATCTGTCAGGGTGTCCCTTAGGGCCTCAGAGACTGACTCCCCCACATGGACCAATACTGTCATACCTGTTGGCCCTGGCCAGTATGCAGTGCCCTCCATTGACAGGGTGACACTTGTGGAGGACAACTGATGGCACTGGAGCCCATGAAGCCCTACAGCCAGTCCTTGGCAAAGTACATCCCTGAGCAGTACAAGCAGAGTGCAAGGCTCAGGGGTGTCATTGAGGCTGTCCAGGGTCAGTTTGATGACCTGGAGGATGCCTTCATGGAGATCTACCAGGCACTTGACCCCAGGGAGGCCATAGGTGTGGCCCTGGACTACATAGGTGCAATTGTTGGGGTTGACAGGGAGCCTGCAGAGGATGATGAGTCCTACAGGGTCAGGATCATCACCAGGAGTTTTCTGGATGCAGGGCTTCCCACACCAGAGACTGTCAGGGCCATCATCAAGTACATGACAGGCTCCAGGAGTGTTGGGCTCTTCCCTGACTGGCCTGCTGCCATGTACTATGTTTTGGACGGGGGCACACAGGCAGACCTGTCAACTGTTGAGAAGGAAATAATGACCAGCGGGGCCTCCCTCACCAGGGGCACCTTCCTGGTTGGTGAACTTGAGGGCACAGGCTATGAGTTCGGCTACATTGTGGATGAGGACCACGGCATGCCCATTGTGTGTGATTACAGGTGGCCGGAGTATGATCTAATTACATCGGATGGTGATGACCTTGTGGATGATGAGCAGGACAACTTGATGGCAGTGGATGCCTTGATAGGAGTGTAAACCATGGCAAAGAAAAGAATAATGAACCTCGCAGTGGTTGGCCAGTTGTCTGACCTGGTAGAGGGAAACTTCATGCCCCTGGATGGCCCAGGCGGTACCAAGAAAATCCCTGCCCAGTTCGTGCATGGTGGTGCCTGGACCTTCTGGGCCCGTTTCAGCACTCAACTCGGTGACTATGATTGGCCTGACCCAGAGGATGTCAGGAATGTGCTGTCCTACCGCATGACCCCACTGATCATAAGGGTTGGGCAGGGCACAGAAATCCTGTATAAATTTGTTTCACTGGAGGGCACAGAGGAAGAGACTGTCATCACCTTTGTGGCTGATGGTGGGTTCACTCTCATGGCGACCTGGAGTGATGCAGACGAGGAATGGACCTGGAGTGAGGGTGAGGAAGACTGGAATGCACTCAAGGACGGGGGCAGCCTCACGGACGGGGCAGTGGTTAATGTGAGGAACAATGCCCTGAACAAGCTAACGACAGCCCAGGCGAACCTCACCTTGAATGTCCTGCTGAAGACAGGGGAGGTTCCAAACTTTGCAGTGGAAATCACGGCTGGGGCTGATGTTACCCTGTCTGTGACAAAGAAGGTGGGGAACACGACCACGGCATTGAAGCAGTCCAAGGCAGGGGGCAATGCACTGGAGAATGGCAAGTCCTACCAGGTGACCTGTGTGGGTTCCTGTTGGACGCTTGCAGAGTTTGAGGAGCCCTCCGCATGATTCTGACGCATGGTGCAAATTCCCTGGCCTTGAAGGACCCGCAGGAGTATGACCCCGAGGATATACCTTCGGGAAACTCCATGCAGTCCGTACCAATGGACCGCGGCGGGTATAAGTTTGATATTTTGAATATCAAAAATATTGAAAGTGTACACACTGACGGCGGCCGATATGGTTTTTCCATTAGTGGGGCGAAAGAGTGCGAAAGTGTTTACACTGAAACTGGGGAATATTCATTCAATCTATCCAATGTGGAGGTCTCTGTCTCATGATTATCCAAAGAAAAACTTTAATTGGCGGCCACCTGGTCGGCATCGGAAAAATTAAGAAAGACGGCAGCATGGAATATCATGAAGTGGACATCCACAACATGATAACCAAGGACGGCCTCAACACGTTTTTTAAGTACAATAATTCAAATTCAGCTGTTCGTGAACTGGATTATTCTTCCGCATTTAGAAATATATCGCCTTGGTTTTGTCTAGAGTATTGTGCTTATGGTACAGGCTCGGATGTGAATGATTTTGTGAATACAACCGACCTGACTTCTCAGCAGGCCATATACAACACCACGCTGACCGACTGGCCGTACACAGGCTCCAGGGTTGCAGGTACAAACCAGTTCAAGTTTAGGGTGAGCCATCAAAGCACAGCGGCTGGTTCCTCTGTTGACATCAAGGAACTGGGCTGGAAGAAAAAGGTGGGCACAAATACATACAAATTATTCTCCCGTGTGCTGCTTCCTTCGGCATACCACCTGGAGGCTGGTGAGCAATTGGTGACAACCTATGAAGTCCTCTTGACTTTCCCCTTGATGAACGGGTTAACTTATGTGCAAAATTCTTTATTTACTGATTCCAACGGGGCTGCCCTGGATTTGCATTTAAAGCAGTTTGCATTTATCCAGGACCCTTTTGTGGCTACTGGTCTAAATCGTGCAAACATTCCCTATATAGATGAACGGAGGGTGTTTGACTATAGTTTAATTGGTTCTAATTATACATGGAATGGCGAAAATGCTGCTGCCCCAGTTCTGCTTGGGCCTTACGATAAAAGACCAGCTGCTGATACATCTAAACTATATTTGGATGCATTGTATTATTCCACGGACTCCAATATTGCATTCCAGTCCGCTGTTGCTCCTTACACTTCCAGCAATTACGACCTCGGGGTGGCCCACACAGCCACGCAGATACAGGACTACGTGGACGACACGTTCCACAGAGAAATAAAGGTCACAGTTCCTGCTATGTGGCCGAAGATGTCCAATGCGGCAGACTACACAGACATCTACTTGATAAACTTTAGGGGCCTAAATATCATATTTGGGCACTTTGACGAAAACCAGGAATTTGTAAAGACCCCGTGGCGCAAGCAGGCAAACACCAGCTACACCCTCACGTTCTCCCACGTGTTCATGACCCAGGACGCGGAGGACTGGTTGGCCCAGCAGTAAACAAACTAAAATAGGAGATTCCCCATGGCATACCCCCCGAACCAAGTACCCGATGCACCGATGCCTGTGTCCATGATGGTGCAGGCCGACACCCTCACGGCGGCCGACCTGTTCTACCTTGTCCAGCCCAACAACGACCCTGGCGAGAAGTCCCGCAAGGTGACGCTCCTCCAAATTCTCCAGGCGGTGGGCAGCGACCTCATGCCCGAAGGGACAATCCCTGGCTCCAAGTTGTTGGACTCCACGATTTCCAACAGGGAACTGGGCAATATGTGCGTGAAAACGAACAACATATACCCAGGGGCGGTCACACAGAACTGCATAGCCAACGAGGCTGTAGGTTACGCCGAGATAAAGGATGCCTCCATCTACGCCCGCCATGTGTCCAGTGAACTGAAATCACAGAACCTGGAAGGGGTCACCCCCTCTGGCGGTTCCTGGGGAGGCAGCCAGGACGACATTCTGGTCGCAACCATTCCAGGATTGACAGGTGGGCTAATAGCACGCCTCCGTGTGGTGGACTTCACCTTTGAATGCCACCTCACCATCCCAGGCACTTCGGACACCACAAGGAGGAGGCTGGACCTCATTGTGGAATACACCAAGAACGGCACCACCTTCCTCAAGAACAGGGTGCCCATCTACTTCCAGATTGGGGATGTTGTCAGCAAGAGGGCAGTGGTCACTACACTTGATTCCTACGATGTCAAGGTCTACATCGGCCTGCCCGAGAACCCTTCCAGCTATGTAGTCCCCTCAACCCTGCTGGTGGATGAGCCCTACTTCTGTGGCACAAGGTCCACTGCTGCACTGCTCTAGGAGGTGGAAGGTGATGGAACCTACAGGCGGGGACCTCTTTGGGCTGGGCAGCCTTGCCTTTGCCCTTGGCAGTTTTGTGAAGGGGTTCATCTCTGACTCCAGGGCAAGGAAGGCAGAGGCCCAGGTCAAGCAGGTTGAGGTCCAGAGGGCAGAGACCAAACTGGAGAGGGACAGGGAGACACAGGAACTCAGGACCAGGGTGGCAGTCCTTGAGGCCCAGAACAGGGAGATCAAGGAGAGGCTTGCAGAGGGCAACAGCCAGTTCAAGGCCCTGGATGACAAGGTGGACACCACCAACAACCTCCTGAACCAGATTGTGGGGGCCCTGAAGAACAGTGGCCTCAAGTTCAACGGGGAGGGCATGTGAGGACAAGGTGCACAGTTGAGAAGGTGCAGCTAACACCCTTCATTGTGTCTGGGCACAGGCCCTATGACTTCCTGTCCAGTGCAGACATCTGCATCTGGCTTACAAGGACATACACTGATGGCAGTCAAGCCAGGGCCTGCCTCAGGCTCCACATCAGGAAGGGGTACAGGACTGATGGTGCATCCACCTTCTGGCCAGTCTCCATTGCCATCCCACAGTGGAGGGATGGGGATGATGCCTACAATGCAGCCCCTGTGGCCCATGACATCCTCTACCTGCTTGGTGGGGTCATTGAGGGTGACTACGAGGCCATTGAACTGAGCAGGGAGGAAGTTGATGACATCCTGAGGGGCATCTGGAGGTGCTGGGGCATGTCCAGGTTCCTTGCTGGCTGTGCAGACAAGGCAGTTGAGATATTTGCAGGTGGCCCTGGCCACTGGGGCAATGACTCCTACAATGTCAGGGACAGGGTCTCTGCAGAATGGGAGAGCCTGGGGATGGCAGCATGAACATAGCAGAGTATGCACTGGCCTTCCTTGGCAGGCCCTACATCTGGGGTGGTGATGGCTCTGGCAGGTTCCATGGTGGTTTTGACTGCTCTGGCCTTGTGGTGGAGTGCCTCCAGGCCACTGGGTGGCTCCAGGGTGACCATACTGCCCAGGGGATCTACACAGCCCTCAAGAAGGCTGGATGGGGAGAGGTTGCCCTCCCCCATGTGGTGGCCAATGACATCCTGTTCTTCGGCAAGGACACCTCCCACATCACCCATGTGGCTATCTGCTGCTCCAGCAGGGGGGGGGGGACGGCTTGGGC